GGAGAACGAGCGCTGGATGCTCCTTTCGGAAGAACTGGAAGAAGTTTCGAAATAATAATAACATTAATATATAAAAGAGAAGAAAATGAAAATGAGAATGAAATTATCCTAGGTATATTTGCATACCTCTGATATTCAGTTATTTACGTAAAATAGCTTTGTTTATGCGGTTATACGAACATAAATTTCTGTTTATTTGGCACATTAAACGTGCCAAATATAATGGAATGTTCTAGTATGGTTCTAGTAAAAAAGTGAAGTATGGCAACATTTAAAGTAGTAGTATTTGACAAACGTTCTGATGGGTTTTATTCAGTTTTCATCCGTATTACTCAAAATCGGAAGAAAACTCATGTAAAGACCGACAAAGTGGTAAACGATAAGGGCGTAGTAAAGGGCACGAAAGAGGTGAAAGATTCTTTCGTGCTGGAGTCATGTATGGCTACCATCAACAAATGGGTAGAAAAGCTAAACAAGGTTGATAGTAAAGACTGGACTGTAATACAGGTAAGAGACTATCTTTTGAAATCAGATCAGGAACTGAGTTTTTCGGACTTTGCTCGGAGTTATATTAATTCATTATACGATGAGCTGCAAGAAGGTTCAATTAGGACTTATGCTAACTCATTACAAAGTTTGGAAAAGTTTGCAGGAAGTCAAAAGATTCTCTTTTCCCAGCTAACTGTTCCTTTTGTAAACTCATGGTTGGATAGTCTTTCTGGCTATCGCTCATGTAAGAGCACCTATCCGATATTTATTAAGAAAATATTCAAGGAGGCTTTGAAACGCTATAATGACTATGATTCAGACCAGATACTGATAAAAAATAACCCTTGGGAAAGAGTCAATATAGCTAAGAAGGATATAGCTAAGAAGAAAGCTATTACCATGGAAGAATGTCGGCAGTTGTTTGCCATTTTTACTGAGAATGGAAATCTGCAATTTACACTAGATGTCTGCAAAATGATATTGTGCCTGGCCGGAATCAATGTAGCAGACTTATATAAAATGCAGAAGACAGATTATTATGATGGCATCTTGCATTATGAGCGTAAGAAAACTAGGACTAAGAGAGCCGACAAAGCATACATAGAAATGAAGGTTCCTGATATGCTGTTGCCAACGATAGAGAAATATCTAGCCCCTAAAGATGATCCCTATCTTTTTACATTTCATAATAAGTATGCCAGTTCTCACTCTATGGACACAAATCTGGACTTCTTCTTGCGTAAGATATGTAAGGAACACTTGAATATGGAAGATAATTATTATAGTCCTTACACATTTCGCCATACTTGGGCTACCATAGCGCAGAATGATCTGGGAGCCAGCTATGAAGAGATAGGCTTTGCTCTGAACCATATAAGTACCCACAAGATTACCATGGGCTATGTGAAACCTGATTTCTCCAGAGCATGGGAATTAAATGAGAAGGTAGTGGAGAAGATATTTTTCACTAATGACAAGAGCAAACGCCTGGAGGAGCATCATCTGCCTGTATTTGATAAGGTAGAGGAAACATTTGAGTTGTCTGCTGATGCTTACTTCATGGGTGAAGTTGTGGCTCATGTGGATGGCAAGGGCTACAAGAACACAGATGAGATAATAGAACAGCTCATGGCCAGCATAAATGATACTGTTCCTACAAACTGCACGATACAGATTAAGGTGAAGAATATTACCAAGGACCAGACGAAGTACTTTGAACGAGTTAGGGACATAAAATAGCTATTTTGTGTTAATACAGATTAAAATTGACCCAATATAAATTAAAATAGAGCGTTTTTGCTCGATAACCAAGTCAAGGGTAGTCTTCTCTAAAGTTGAAGAAAATTTAGAGAGGGCTACCCATTTTTTATAATTAGCCATTATTAACAATTTTGAGATTTTTGATGTTGATAGTGGTTTCTTGTTTCTCAAATTTCTCTTCCAACTGCATGAAAGATTCCTCCACAGATAAGTTTCTGCTTTCATCATTATTGAAAGATACAGATTGGAGTTTGGGAGCCACGTATGGAAGGAACTTTGCCACCATCGCCAGACGTCCGGCAGGCTCTTCAATCTGCATGAGATCAGTGAAGAGGGAATACTTCTTCTCATTGATGCCATTGATGTAGCCAGTAAGAGCATCACGAAGGCTTTCACGCACACTTTTGGTAACCTTGTTAGGTGTGCCGGCCTTACGTCCGCCAGTCTTCTTCCTCTTTGGCTTCGGCTCATTATTATTTTCTTGTTTTACTGCCATATTCTATTGATTTTTAATGTTTACTGATAGTTTTCGGGTGCAAATATAGAAAAAAAATACGAAACTTGGTGTTCAAGTTGCGGAACTTATCACAGATAGGTAAGAAAAACGCATTACTTTTGAACAGTTTAAACATTAAAATTCGAATTTTATGGGAATTATTGGAAGTATTGCTGGTGGACTGACCTCTGCTGTAGGTGGTGCTCGAGCAGCTAAAGCAAGAAACAAGGGATATAATGATTATATCAACATGTTTCAAGACCGTATGCAACAGGTGAAGGATCATCGTGACAACTTGTATTATCAGGATCCTACTCAGTCAGCGGAGAATCAGGTAGCCGTGACCAATGCCCAGAAGGTATTGGATAATGCTACAGCAACCGCAAAGAACACCAATATTGTTAGTGGTGGATCTGATGAAGCGGTTGCGCTGAGTAAGCAGGCTGCCCAGGAGCAGGTGGGTAAGATGATGCAAGAGGCTGCTGTGCAAGGTGCTCAAAACAAAGAAAATGTGTGGACTACTGCTGATTCACAGATAGACCAGATGACTAACTACATCGCCACTGCCAAGAAGGAGAAGGCTCTTTCGACTGCTCAGGGTATCACGGATGCAGCTGGTGGCTTGGCTGGAGCTGCAAGTAAATTGCCAATTTAAGGAAGGAGGTAATTATGGGATTTACATTAGATGATTTAACTTCTAAACGCCCGGCTACTGCCGTTACTCCTGTTACTAATTTCCCTGATGATAATGCGGTGAAGCCGGAGGTTGCAGTACCAGTTCAGACAACTAATACAGAACCGGGAAAGGGTACAGCCATAGATACGACCGGTATTACTGGGAATGGTGGCAAGGAATCTTTTGCTCAGCAGCCAACCGAGGAAGTTACCAAGGTGGAGCCTAACCAGGGTATAAAGATTGACTGGAGTAGACCTTATAGCGAGATAGAGCAGAACCCTCTATTGAGGCAGATGAAGCCTTATGACATCATGCGAGATTATCAAAAAAATGGTGATGGAAACTGGTCTGCCTTCATGCCTTGGCTTTCTTCACTTGGTGATGCCGATAAAACTGTTGCTGCAAATGCAGCTCTGCAAAAAAAGGCAGAGAATCAAGCCAAATGGGAACAATGGGGAAATCTTTTCATGCACTTGGGTAACTTCTTTGGTACGGTTCAAGGTGCTCCATCGCAGAAGATTGAATCTGCACAAGAACTTACCGACCGCCAGCGCAAGATAAGAGAAGCTACTGAGGCTCTTCGTGCCAAGGGATATAACCAGATGATGGTGAATATCTATAAGAACCGTCAAGACAAACAGGCACAGATGCAGGCAGAGGCTGCTGCAAAGGCAAATGAGGCATTGGCTGCTTATCGTGGTTCACAGAAGAATCAGACGGATGCTCTTACTCCTGTAAAGGTTCAGACGGAGAAGGAGAGAGGCAATGCTGCTGCTGCACAGGCTGCACTTAGTACATCGAAGAAGGAAACTGAGGATGCTTTGAGAGGAAAGAAGGGAAAATTACTTGATGCTCAAACTAATAATGCCAATGCCGGAGCTGCTGATCATAATGCTAGCGTTAACGTTAAGGGAGCGCAAGTTAGGCATATTAATTCCCAAACAGAGGGACAGAATCAGAGGAATGCCAACCAGAAGGAGGCTGATGATTTCAACACCAGGTATGTGAACGACCCTGTTTTCAAGAAACATGTAAACCAGTGGGCCAAGAATAATGGTATGGCTATCGGTGGTAATGATGGCCGAGGTGGCACTTGGGCGAATGAAAAGAATCGCCAGCAGGCTTCTAGATGGGCAAAGGCTAAGATGAAGTTAGACCGGACTCCTCCTTCTCGTAGAGGTAGGGGTGGCAGTAAAGTACCTCCTTCACGTAGAGGAGGTAGTAAGGTTCCACCATCAAGGAGAAGAAAATAATTGATTATTAATCAAAAAAATAAGATAAGGTATGTTTGACGAGCAAGACAGACAATATTTTTATAATGAGTTCAAGAACAATGGCTATGAAGTAGGTAGCTATGATGACTTCAAAAAGGACTTGAACAACGAGGAAGATCGTAACTGGTACTACAATGAGGCCAAGAACATGGGGTATGATGTGGGAACACAGGCAGACTTTGACAAGATGGTGCTGGAGCCAGCTCCATCTACTTCTGGTGGTGGTAAGCAGGTAGATGCTTCTGCTACGACTCAGAGTGTAGAGCAGAAGGCTTCTACCGAGACTAAGCCGCAGGTGGCTCAACCAGCAAAGAAGCAGGAAACAACAGACAAGGAGCCTGGTCTTATAGCAAAAGTTTTGGATATGATTCCTACTGGTGTACAGACGAGCAACGGAACATATCAGCCATCACCAGAGATTCCTCAGCCTGTTGTAAAAGGTGAGGAAATGCCTGTGAAGGAAGAAGCTTCTTCTTCTTCATCAGCTAATGTGGCTTCTCCTGAATCTAAAGAGGTGGCTCCTGTTACGACTCCAACCGGTGTGGTGAATAATGAGGGGTTGATGGATGCCAAACTTGCCAACTATATTGAGGACTGGAAGCAGAGACCGGATAAGCAGAGTACTTACTTTGAGAATTTGGTTGCCGACTTGTTGGCTGATGGTACTGCCAATAGCAATGAGGAGGCTGTGAATATGGTGATGCCTGCTTTGCACAGATATGCCAATCGCTCTGCCATGGACGTTACCAACCAGGTAGTATCTTCTTTGCCTGATGATACTGTGCAGGATGCAGAGAAGAGTATTGAAGCGCAATGGTATAGCCATGGCGTGCAGGATAAGTTGAAGCAGGAGGCATATAACATGGGTATCAGCTATGATGACTATGTGGGACTGTTCTTGAAGCCAGCTATGGTACAGAGTCTGGTGAACAAATATGGTCCGAATTATCGCAATATAGCCGAGGGCATCGCAACACGCCTCTATTCTCACGATGAGAATGTACAGGACAGACTGATGAATCAGGACATCAATGATGCGCTTTCTAGCGTTATCAGTAAGTATGTGAATCCATCTGTAGTGGATGAGTACAACAAGGCCCAGGAGGCAGGCAGTAAGGCATTTACGGAGGGAATGGAAGGAAGCCAGTTTATTCCGGCTAATCTTCGTCTGGGTACAGCACTTGGTGCTCAGTATGAGGCAAACGAGGCCAAGGATCCTGCAAAGGTGCTTTCTAGTTTGCAGAAGAAGTTTGGCAGGCTCTACCGGAATCCGGAGTTCCTGAATGATATGAGCAATGCGGCATTTAAGGTGATGCAGCGATATGGCTTGAATGGCACTCAGAGTAGTGATCCTAAGCAGTTCAAGCCGATGATCAATTCTGTTCTTAAGAATGAACTCGACCAGCTAGAGATTAAGGGTATGATGCCTAAGGGTAGTGCTGAGTACATCATGAAGACTGGTTTGGGTAACACTATTGTGGGTAAGATTACTCGCAAGGCTGTTCAGACGGACTACCAGAACTGGCTGGAGAATATTGCCAATCAGCAGTATCAGCCTGGCTTCTGGGAGAATGTGGCTAGTGGTGCTCTGACCTTTGCAGGTGATGCCTGGAGTTATTGGCTGCCGGGTGCCGCGGGGGGCAAGTTGACTAAGAGCATGATAGCCAAGGCAGAGGGTAAACTGGCTGGTGACCTCATGGCTAAGGGTATGGAGCGCAAGATGGCTGAGCGAGCTGCCAAGGTGCTTATCGGTAAGAGTAAGGCCGAGGCTTTGAGGAGTGGAGCCGCGCATGGTGCTGTTACCTTTGGCGGTCAGTCTGCAATCTCGAAGCCTATTGATGAGATTTATCGTACAGGTCAGTTCGATGAGAATGGCAAGATTTACAATCCTTCCGTGGGTAAGGTTATTGCCAACACTTTGGGCGAAGTGGCTAAACAGAGTGCCGTAGGTGCTATCATGCAGGGTGGAACCATCGCTAACATGGTAGGTAAGGGCAGAGGCTTAGCTACCAATATTCTTGCTGATGTTGGTGGTAAGGTTGCGGATTCCGGTATTATGACCGGTCATCAGATGCTGGAGCGTATGTCGCAGGATCCGAACTTCAAGCCTACCGGTAAGGATGCTGCCGAGAGTTTCTTAGAGAGCATGGCGAACCTTACTGCAATCGGCTTGCCGGGCATGGTGGGCAAGTATGCTCGATTCAAGGACGCAAGGGAGTTTAACAAGAAGTTTGACTTCTCTGATCAGGATATTGCCGAGTTGAAGAGATTCGGCTATGATGGTCTTCGTGATGCTTTTGAGAAGATGGGCATCGGGGAGTATGCTGTGGTTGGTGAGAATGCTCAGCGACTTGATGGGCAGTTAACCCAGAAGTATATGGACCTGATGAACGACAAGAGCGTGCCGGAGGTGTTGAAGGCTAAGATGATGGCAGTTGTAGAAGGCAAACGCCCTTCTTCTTTCTCGCCTGTTGTAGATTCCATCATCGTGCAACCGATGGATAATGATGGCAAGGTTTATCTCGAAACCTTAAACAAGAATGGCGGTATTGTTGAGAGAAAGGAGTTTGCTTCTCTTGATGAGGCTCAGAAGGCAGATAAGAAACTGGAGTATGAGAAGACTCTTGGTTTGGCTTCTGTGCTGGAAGGTGAGTTCCACAATGAGTTTACGCAGGAGCATCTTGATGGCTTATACAACAAGGCAGCCCAGAAATACAATATGGGTGAGAAATTGACAGATGAGGATAAGGCAGCGGTTTACCTTCATCAGAATGCTGGTGCCATCAAGGAGATCATGGATAAGCAGCAGAAGGGTATTATCCTTACTGATGAGGAGCAGAAGCAGGTTAATGCCTATCGTCATTATTATGACAGTGCTTTGGAGAACAGTTCTGTGATGAGGGAGTTTGTCAATACGTTTGAGGATTCCCATGGCGTGGCGCGCGGTACACTTCGTAAGGCTTTGGAGTCGAAAGATAAGAAGTATGCACCTTTGGTTGAGTCTTATCTTAAGGAACTTTACAATTCCATTGAACTGAAACGTGAAATGAAGCAGATAGAGGATGATAAAAAACGTATAGAGCAGGGCGATGTTGATGGCGCAAAACCAGCTACTCCTGTTGAGGGACCTACTCCTGTTGAGGGACCTGCTTCTGTAGAGGGTTCTGCTAGTAATCAGGAGCCTCCAGTTTCAGAGGAACCTGCTCCATATCAAGACCGTACCAACTCCATACCAACTCCGAGTGATGCAGAAGTTGCTGCAAGCCCTGCAAACTCTGCTGCTGAGGGTGCAGTAAATGAGCCTAAGATTGCAAGCTCTGATGCTTTTGTTATGGGACAGAATGCCTATAAGAATGGGGATTCTGAGGCTTTGCAGGCTATCGACTATAATAGTGATTTAGCTACAGGACGTTTGAAGCGTGCTTTTGCTGAGAATGAGAAGATGCCTGATATTGTAGCCAATGCCTATAGCGAAGGTAAAGATATGGATCTGTTTGTTGCTCAGCGTGCCGGTAGTCTGACACCGGCACAGAAAGATGCTATCAGTAAGTATGTAGAGGCAATGGATGCCAAGAAGGGTGCTATTGATGCTCTGCAGCATGCTGATGATGGCTATGGTGAGGCGTTGAAGCAGCAGCTCTGGCCATACCAGACGGAAGACGGAAACATCGTGCCAGCTACTCTGGATAGCGGAAAACAGGTCTTCCTGAAGAAGGCTAACGAATATGGTGGAGCCTTTGTTGTCGTTCCAGATGAGCAGGGACAGCCTACAATTAAGCAGGTATCTAATGCCGAGATTAAAGAGGTGGGCACTCCTGTTTCTCTTGATGAATACATCGATAATACGGTGGCTCAGCAGAAGGATGCAAGAGCGCAGCAGTTTATCAGCCAGTTTGATGGTAGTGGCTTGAAGCCGAATGATCAGGTAACAGTTGCCATGGAGGAGGGCGATGCTAATATCAACATGACCTTTGCCGGATATAGCAAGGACGGAAAGATTGTACTTACTGATGGTAAGGATTATCTTCCTTTGTCTAAAGAAGAGTTTGCAGCATGGCGCAAGAATGCGCTCGACAACACAATCAATGAGCATTTGGATGCCGAGGACGATGAACGTGAGCAGAAAGCAGCTTCTCAGGCTGAGGCTGATAAGAAACAGCGTTATGCCAATGGCATCGTGGGACTGAGCGAGGGCCAGCCGGACTATTCTTCTAATGATACAGATCCAAATGTGGCGGCTGAGTATCTGCAGGAGCAGTTTGGGGAAGACCATGGCCAACTTTTGAATCTGGTTAATGGCAGCCGTGATGACATAAAAACGCAACTTGCCAACAAGAGAAAGGCTGCTATTGAATATCAGAACTGGCTTGATACCAATGCCGATCTTGACCCGGAAAAAGCTAAGAATGTGGAGGATGAGTTGAGTCTGGTTAATGAGCAGATTGCTGATCTTGATGCTCGTTTCAAGAACTGGAATACTATCCGCAACAGTGTGATGACTCCTGATGAGGTGAAAGCTATGAAGGAGGAGCGCAAAGCTGAGGTAGAGAAGGCTGGTGTTGATGAATCAGCCATCGTGCCATCTGATGATTTCCATGTGCTCGTACTTGAAGATGAAGAATTGAAGAAGCAATATCCAACTATGGATGAGGCTACCGACTATATTACTTCTCAGCGCAAAGACCTCTATCATACCCAGGAGGATGTGGAGCGCAAGATAAATGGTGTGAATGATATGCTGAATCAGTATATCAATGGTGAAACAGAGCTGGACCCTAGCCAACTTATGGAATTGAATACTACAAAGGCTCAACTGGAGGCCCTGCAGACTAATTTGTCTGTTGCTGCCAAGGGTTTGAAGGCTCAGGCTAATAAACTCAGCAGACTCTACAAAACGGAGGTTAGCAAGCAGGAAATGGAGAAACTGGGCATGACACCTTCAGAGCAACGCAAGGCATTGGTGGCTGATGCGCTGAAGAAGAACGATATGAATGCTATCCATGAAATATATAAGGATGCTTCCGTTGATGTGATGGACTTAACTCCTCAGACTCTCGAAGAGGCTGTGTCAGAGTCTTTGTTTCCTCATAGCTTGAATCCAGAATCTCTTCAATATGAGTTGGGCAAGAGCAATTTTAAGTTTGGTATTGGCAAGGGGTATGATTCTAATAAGTTCAATTATCTTATTGCCAAGAAAGGAACCGGTATGTCGGTTAACGAATTTGCCGTGAGAGTATATAATGACCTTCCTGTAAACTTGCAGGATATGGGATATACCGACCAGGATGTTCGTAATGCCCTTCTTGATATGTTCAAATCTTATGACAGCGTGAAGGAAATGAGAAATGTGGCTCTGATGAACCGCATAGCTGCTGCAGAAGATGAACTTTCAAGCGAGGAAGAGTATTACGAAGCACAAAAAGAGCGAGAAATTATCGAAAGACAGGCAGAAATAGAGAAATATAAATCGTATATTCACGAAAAAGAGTTATCTTTGCCGTCTGAAAGCGAACTTGATCACATCAATGGACTTGAATTTGACCGTATGATGGAGATTGAGGATCGTGAACGAGAGTACAAACAATATGTTAAATCAATTTTACCAGAATTAGCTGATTATGATGACAGAAGCAATGAAGAAAGATATGGAGGAGGCAGTAGCCTGGGTAGCGACTCTTCACGGAGAGGAGTTGATGAAGGAAATAGCCAAGGCGAAGAAGTTGGTAACGGAGAAGCATCTTCTGAGTCCGAGATTGGAGAAGGCTCTGATAGCGGACGCAAAGGGCGACAAGAGACTGGCAGCATGGAACCTGGCGAAGGCTCAGCTGTTCGAGGCTCACATCTACCGCAAGAAGCATCCTTCGGAGAACGTTTAAAGAGTGCCATTGCCGAAACTGAGACCGAACCTACAGAGGCTCAGAAGAAGGCTGGCAATTACAAAAAAGGTCATTTGTCCTTTGGTGGCTACGATTATACCGTAGAAACACCAAAGGGCGTGACTCGCAGCGGTAAGGACGAGCAGGGTAAGCCTTGGAGCGTGACCATGCACGATACTTATGGCTATATTCTTGGTAAAATTGGCGTTGATGGTGACCATATTGATATGTTCATCAATGATGCTGCAGACCTTGATACTTTTGTTGGTAACGTTTATGTTGTTGACCAGGTGAACCCAGAGACTGGTGAGTTTGACGAGCATAAGGTGATGTATGGCTATCCTTCTGAGGAGGCTGCTACAGAGGCTTATCTTGCCAACTACTCCAAGGGCTGGAAGGGACTTGGTAAGGTTACTGCTGTGCCTAAGGCAACCTTTGACAAGTGGCTGGAGTCTTCTGACCGCAAGACTAAGCCTTTTGCGGAGTATGCTATGGTACAGAAGGAACAGGCGAAATTTGACCGCGATGTGAAGGAGGTGAAGCCGGAGAATCTGACTGAGGCGCAGAAGGTGGCTTATGATGCTGTATCTACTATGCTTAAGAAGGCTGGCATCCCTGTGAAGGTTGTTAGCAATGAGTATATGGAGAAGGTGGCTGAGGCGCAGGATAACCTGGCAGTAGAAATGCTTTTGAATGATCCTCGTCTTCGCTTCTATATCAAGACTCCTGAGCAGAAGGAGGCGGCCAAGGCTGCTTATGACAGGGCTGCAAAGAACAGACCGGACAAATTTAAGCAGTATGCCATCGTAAATATGGATAATCCGAACGAACCTCCTCAGTACTTTGAGAAGAAGGACTTAGCAGAGAAGTGGCGCAAGTACTATACCAATGCCTGGAAGATAGGAAACTACAAGGCATTTAATCTGAATAAGCCATTTGAGGAACAGATCAAGGACGTAAAGGGTGATGTTCCTAGTGAGTTTGACCCTTATAAGGCAGAATCTCTGCTCAATAAGAGAATCGAGTTAGAGAAGCAGATTAAAGAAACCGAGGATTCCTATAATGCCAAGAAGAAAGAGCGCGCAGAGTATCAAAATCAGTTAATGCAGGACTATATGGATCAGCATGGCTTATCTTCTGAGAACGATATTCCAGATTATGTTTGGACTGACTACAGGGATAAATCCTTTGAAAAGTATCAAGATACACTTGATGACTTGTTCCATAAGTATGTTGAGTTAGATAATCAGTTGAAGGCTGTTGCTGAGCCGGGAGTAAGATTCTTGCGTACTTACCATGGTACTGGTGCTAGCTTTGACAAGTTCGATTTGTCTCATGCCTTGGAAGGCGAAGGAAGCGAGACGTTCGGACATGGTGTGTATGTAACGAACTCTAAGGAGATAGGCACAGATTATGCACAGAGAGCTAAGGATAAGAAGGCAATATTTGGTTTTGAATTTGTAAATCCACAAAGTATGTCAAAAGAGGCACAGGATATGCTGAGACATTATATGTATAAGCATCAAGATGTGGCAAAGGGCTTGGAGAATGCACGTAAAGATTTGAAAGATGTTATAGGAAAATTCCCTGATACAGATTATCTGCAAGAACTAAACGAAATTCTTGCAAAGGATGATGATAGCATAGCTATACCAAGTAATAGAGCATATCGATATGATGTGGATATTCCTGATGATAATGGCAGCAACTATCTTGGATGGAACGAATCTCAGAATTTTCCATTGGAAAAATGGTATAGACTTTGGGAAATAACCCACAACGGTTTCAGTGAAAACGAGTATTTCAAAGATGGTGGAGCAAGATATGATATAGATAGGATTGAGCGTATCACCCAAATGAAACTTGAATCGCCAGAGAATGGTATGCAGAAACTTCCTACATTAAAAGGTGAAGAACTTTATCATGCTTTGGAAGACTTCTTCGACCGTGAAAGACCTTCGTATGGTGCAGAATTAGCATCAAGGGCTTTGGGTGAAATAGGTTTTGTCGGCATCAAGTACCCTGCTGGAATGATTCATGGCGGTGCCAAGGAAGGTGATTATAACTATGTGGTCTTTGACGAGAACAATGCCAATATCGTGGGTAATACCAAGTTTGCACAGGGTAAGGGTGTGGTTTATGGCTACACTGATGGCAAGGAGATTGTGCTGAACCAGGAGCATCTGAATCCTAACACTCCTATTCATGAGTATCAACATCTTTGGCGTACTGCTGCTAAGAAAATGAATCCGGAACTTATTGAGCATGGTGATAAACTCATCATGCAGACCCAGCTATTTGCCGATTTGAAGCAGGATCCTAACTATAATCATCTGACAGATGAGCAGATTTGCGATGAGGCTTTTGCTCGTTTGACCGGTGAGGACGGAGCTGCCATCCTGGAACAGATGGCTAATGATGCTATTAAGGAGAATCCGCTTGATACAGCCAAGGAACTGAGCGTTATCAATAAGTTGAAGGAGTGGCTGAAGAAGTTCTGGTATTGGACTCTTGATACATTTACGAAGTGGAAGCCTGAGGACATTAAGAAAATGACCTTGGAGGACATTCGTAATCTTGTGTTGAGAGACTTGGCCAATGGGGTGGACCCACGTTCTAAACTTCATGAGGCTGAGAATGCTGATGAGATCAAGTTTATGGGTTCTACTACCAAGAAACGTATGAAGGACATTTCTACACAACTAGAAGGTAGAGAACTTGATGAAGCTCAACAGGCAGTTGCTGATGTTTATTCTGGGAAAAAGGATAATGTATCATTAACCGTGGAGCGTGAAGATGGAAGCAATAAAATCATCATGCGCCAAGGAAATGATAATCATGCAGGAACAAAGCATAGCGTATTCCGTCATTATGGTGTAAAAGCTAATTCTTTAAATGTTGATGATTTGTTGCTGATTCCTACAGTATTAAAAGAAGGTGAACGCAAAGTAAGCGATAATGGCAGAGTTGCCTATGTTTATGTAGATCCAACTTCACAAGTAAAATATACTGTAGTAACAGAACCAAAGAATAACAAGGAATTTTTTAATGATTTCTATTCAAATAAAAAAGCAAATCCATCAGAGACGTCTAGGGTAGTTGAAAACTCCACAAACACTCCCGAAGGAGCACATAACAATGATGGAAATGCTTTTATGCGTGCAAAGGTAGATAATAATTCTGAAACCGCCAAGGGAAATGATGGAAATTTATCTGTGGAGGATAAAATAAAGGCTGTATCTCTGCAATTTGGGGTTGATCAGGCAGATGTGGCGATGTACGCCAATGCTATTAAGAAAGGTTCTACTGCTGAGGCTGCACGTGCAAGAGCCAATATCAAACGCCATTTGTTGCAGGCAAATGAAGATAAGATTTCCTCTTTCAAGGAGCTTCTTAAGTACACCGTGCCTGTAAATGAAGCCTTGAAGGAGAACTTTGGTGACATTGATGCCATGATAGAGGAGCGCAAGCAGCAGATGGAGGCGCAGCGTAACGCCATGGAAGCCGCTAGAAAGAGAGCAGAGGAAGAGGAAGCCAAGCGACAAAAGCACCTGGAGGAACTTTCTCTGATTCCTGATGATCAACTTGACAAGCAGTATATGGATGCTCTTGCCAAGGGTGATGATGCTACTGCCAGGGAAATGCTTGATGAAGCTGCCAGACGCAAGGGGTATGATGATACCGAAAGCGCATATCAGGGCGTAGGTGCATGGGCTGCACCGGGAAACCCTGGATATGAAAGCGACAAGGCGAGACGTAACGATTGGGAATCCAGTGGCTCAGATGTAAACCTGGAGGATATTGCCTTGGGCTATACTCCTCAGCCGGATGATTACTTCTCTCACCCTGAGCGTTATTCGCAGAACACTCCTCATGGATTGGAATCTGTGAAAGCCATCAATACGGCTATTGATGCCATTAAGAATGGCGAGAAGGATGTTAAGGTAAAGGTTTATCGTGCTGTTCCTACTTCCGTGAAGGAAGGTAAGTTACGTAATGGTGACTGGGTTACTCCTTCTAAGAAATATGCCGAAATGCACGGAACAAACCGTCTGGAAGGCAAATATCGTATCATCGAGGATGAAGTTCCTGCTACTCAACTGTGGTGGGATGGTAATGACGCAAACGAGTTTGGCTTTGATGATGGCAAGGCGTATAAATACAAGAATGCCAAGAACAACAGAAAGTTGAACGACCTTGTTACCTATGATGATAATGGTGACGTTATTCCTCCTTCTAAGCGTTTCAATTCTCGCAAGCAGGATGTTCGTTTCCATCGAGTGACTGAGCCGGAGGAACTGGAGAGGCTGAATAAGGAGAAGACTTTCAGAATGTATAGCGGAATGCAGGAGGTGGATGGCAAACTCTATTCGCCTATGGCTGCCATTATTGACGGAAAGCGTACTGATGCTACCGAGATTGGTGCCTGGATGGGGGCTGATGAAAGACCGGATCTTGTGAAGAACGGAAAATTCCAACTTGTAAAGACCGATAAGAACCCTGGGGCAGGAGAAGGTCCTGTGCCAGCTGCTTACAATCCTTACATGCACACTTCAACTTCGGTGATGAACGACCAATTCTCTGGTGCTTATGCTAGAGGTAACATAAAGGTTGTAGAATGGGAGATTCCTGAGAGCGAGAAGACGAGCGGTTATCATGCCGTGGGCGCAAAGGACTCTGTAGGCTTGGTGCCTTGGACTTCTGGAACAGTGAACAGTCTTCTGCCAAAGGACAGACAGAGAAGCGTGATGCTATCTCGTTGGAGAAAGGCAGTGAGAATCGTGCCTGATGAGGAGGTGGCTGAGAAAATCGCTGCTCAACTGAACGGTACAGGCTTGGCTATTCCTTGGAATGTAGTTACCCCTAACCAGTTGAGAGAACTTGCCAAACTTGGTGTACCTATCACGACCGTGGAGCAAGGCAGACAGAACCCAGAGGTTAAGGAGAAGTTCCTGAAGCAAATGGCAGATTTGAAGAAGGAGTTTCCGCAGGCTCAGTTTGTGGACGTGAAAATGACCAAGGACGCTTTCAAGGAATGGGGCGGTAAGGGTATCGTGAAATCTCCTATCATGGAGCAGAAATTGAAGAAGCATCCTGATTCTCTGATGAAGGCTGGAACCTACTTTAGCGGTGGTGGACTGGTAGAGGAAGGCTTGAAGGGCATTATCGACCCAGTGGTGGCTGTGGAGTATGACCGGAAGATAAGCGGTGTATATCGCAATAACTTCGGGCAGCATATTGTAACTGCTGACGTGAGAGACGTGGATCCGAAGGAACTAGTGAAGCATATTGATGGTGAGGTTGAGTATTTCCATGCTTCGCCTGTATGCAAGAACTATTCGCAGGCCAAAAGTAATAGTGGAGAGGTGGAGCTTGACAAGGAGACTGCCAAGAGTACTGCCGACTTCATTGATGCCGTGAAGCCGCGAGTGGTGACTATCGAGAACGTGAAGGGTTACAAGGACTCTGAGGCGATGAATATTATCACCAAGGCACTTGATAAGAATGGCTATACATGGGATTCTGATGTGTATAATGCCGCAGACTATGGTGGCTATACCAGCAGGGAACGACTGATTATTAGAGCCGTGAAGGACGGAGAACTGCCTGAAAAACCAAAGAAGCAACCACGTAAGGGTGGATGGCTAGAGGCTGTGGAGGATATTCTTCCTACCCTGACGGTGAAGGAAAGCGGTGTGGCTCCATGGATGGATGCCAGATTGAAGGCTGACGGAATCGACTGGCAGAAGGTGGAGAAGCCTCTTTACGTAATGGGCAGTGCCTATGCCGATGGCAAGATTCCTCATGCTTATGGGGATGAGATTCTGCCTACGCTGAGAACCAAGAGTGGTGATGTGATCATCATGCCGGGTGGAAAGGTATTGCGTGCAGATGGCAGGGTATTGGCTAGGATTACCGGACTGGGCGATGACTATAAATTGCCTAAGACGGAATCTTTGGACCACACCATCATTGGTAATGGTATTCCGGTGCAGTTGACCAAAGGTGTTATTGCTCCTCTGCTGAATAAGGATGACTTGTCGGGCAGAAATATATTGGCACGACTTGGCAGCTCTATCTTCAAGAACAACTGGGATGCAGACAAGCAGAAACAAGTGAGTGACCGGGTAGTGAACACTGCCAACAAACTGGGTGGTGCTGAGGCTACAGTTTACACTTCTGTGGATGAGGTTCCAGATGCTTATCTGAGTGATGTGAAGAATGGGGCTACCGGATGGTATGACCCTACTACGCATACTGTTCATGTTTATCTGCCTAACTGTGCTGATGCCAACGAGGCTGAGAGAACGGTGCTTCATGAAAAGATAGGCCATGAGGGTATTGAAGTACTTCTTGGTGGCGAAGATGGCGTGAGAAAGTTCGCCAACTTCGTTTATCGTTCCGTAGGTAAGGATGTTCGAGGCAAGATTATTGACTTTGCCAATAAATATGATCCGGACTGGAAGAACCCTGATCGCATGAATGTTGGAACGCAGGAGTATATCGCTCATTTGGCTGAGGAGGGTCCTAAGACTGCTGAGGATTTTTCTCTTTGGACCAAGATTAAGCATTATCTTATCAAGTTGCTGAAGAAGCTGGGTGTTCGTGTGCCGGGACTTCTCAATGACAAGGATTTGAGATACTACCTGATGAAGGCTGGAAAGGCTCTTCATGTTTGGGACAATATGCCTAAGGAGAAGCAGGAAGCCATGATGAAGCAGGCTAGCAATGCTGAAATCAAGGATGCGCTATCTGATGGTGCAGGTAAGGGCAAGCCGAGACAGAAGAAGGGCGAAAGCACTATTCAGTACATGAAACGTGTACAGGAGTGGCGCAAATGGCAGAATGCACGCGAGGATAAAGAGAACCCAGAGCCTCCAATGTTCTACGACATTGATAAGGATGAAGCAGGCAAAAAGGAATGGGCACAGCTCAATAAAGACTGGCGTGAACGCCACCACCTTGTTGGCGAGGAACCTACTGGTATGCCTATCCGAATGGAAAATGAAGAGGATGATGCCTACATGAATCGTATTCATGAATATGAGAATTGGCAGGCAGCCATGAAGGACCAGGAAGACCCTTTGCCAGATATGTTTGCATTTGAAAAGAAAAAGCAGGAGGAGGTGAAACGCAAGTATGAGGACTGGCTGGCCAAACATGATCTGCTGGAGCAGCAGCAAGCCGATCTGGACTTGTATGAGGGTAAGATTTACCCAGCAGAGACCAATCCGAAGGCTGATGCACTGGAGCAGCAGGTAATGCAGGATTTGGCAGAAGTGACCAGTACGGACGTGAGCAAGGAAGGTGCAGCAATGACCGTTAAGCATGCCGTGATTCATAGACGCAAGAATATGGAGGAGGCGAGTGCAGATGATGCCATCTATATCAATGATGTGAAGAATAGAATCGAGAAGATGGCTGATAGCGGTGTTTTTGACAAGTTGCTATCTGATTACAAGGGAAAGAAAAACAGGGCAGAAAAACTTGCCGAGACTATACCTTATATAATAGAGGCTCCTAGACGTTTGCGTGACATGGCGCACAATCTGAATGCCACTGGTGTCTTTGATAAGGGACATATCCATATCCAGCCAGCTGATGTTGAGGCTATCCAGCCATACGTGACAGACTTGATTATCGAGACAGCAAAGAAGCATACAGAGATTAAAAAAGGCAAGGAGATAGAGGTATACGATGATCCTAAGGCTGTGAGCGAGGTGGCAAGCAAAATGGCTCAGGCAATTAATGCCAATCACCAGGGCGAAGAAGGTTTTGTACCATGTGATGGAACAGACATCCTCAGTAAACATGTTTTGAAACTCGTAAAAGAGAGGGTAGTGCCTGGACGTATCAATTATAAGGAACTTTCTCCTGAAATGCAGGCTGCCATTGATTCCATCCGAGACTGGTATAACTATACCTACGACTGGTTGATGGATAATCATACTTTGAAAGCTGGCACTGGTTATAATGTTGACTACGTAAATCATATTTGGGATAAAGAGAAATCTGATCCTGAGGCGTATGCTACCTTTGTGGAGAATAGGCAGCGGACCAAGAGTCCGAATGAGAAGCCGAGAACCATCAGCACATTAATGGAAGGTATTTATGCCGGACTTGTGCCAAAGACTACCGACATCACGAAAATGATGGCCTACTACAGCAGAAGTAATATTGAGGCTTGGGCTAACAAGACCATGTTGCAGGAGTTGACCGGACTGAACGTGATAGAGCGGAATGAAAAAGGAGAGGTAATTTCTACTGATCCACTACTTTCTTCTTCTGCTCCATTCAATTTGGAGCAATATAAGTACTTTGAGATTCCGGGCGTAGGCCCTGTATGGGTATATAATGTATCTCCAAAGCAAGTGAAGGTGAAGAATCCTATCACTGACAACGAAAAGGTGATCTATAGTGAGGCTAGTGCCGGTGACAGATTTGGAGTTGTGTTTGATACCTATCAGTCTTCCCCATTCTGGAAAACGTTTGATACGCTTGCTTCTAGTGCCAAGAAACTGGAGTTGGGCTTTAGTGGTTTCCATGCCGGAGCCTTGACGGAGGTATACATGGTACAAAACATGGTGGAGTTTGGTCCTAAGAAGGCTATGGCCAACTTTATGAAGTATATTTTTGCAGATACAGCCAAGAACCATGAACTTCCTTGCTTCGCCAATCCTGAGGATTTCCAAGAGGCTGCTAGCCATCTTGTGAAGTTCGGAGCAACCAACGACTATGCTGCAGCGGATGTGCAGAACATGTTCGACAATATGCGCGATGCGATGATGAAGGTGCAGGAGAAGTTGAAGGACGGAAATAAAATTTCCGGAACGGTGGCTAAGGCTTCTATGCCATTGAAGGTGGCAACGCAGATGCTTTCTCTCATCAATAAGGGTATGGATGTAGCTTTGTGGGATTTCCTTCATGACGGACTGAAACTTGCTACCTATCGTATGAGGGCAGACAAGACCAAGGAGCGTGCCAAGGAGAAGGGATGGAGTGCCGAGGAACTGAACCGTGCTTTGGACGAGGACGGACAGTTTGTGAACGATATGTTTGGCGGTCAGCACTGGGATGTGTTGGGAGCCAGCCATCGAACCTTGCGCTATGCCGGACGAGTTCTTCTTTCTCCAGACTGGAATGCTTCTACTACTCGACACTTCCTGGCATTAACCGGATTTGGTTCTATCTGGAATGAGGCAACATTTGAGAACTTCAAACAGTATTACAAGAGGCTCAAACATAAGGAACTTACACCGGAGGATGAAGGTAGAAGAAGCAGACAGATTTCGGCTTTGCTCTGTTATGGTATCGGATTCATGGTATTCTATGAGGGTATTGCCAATGGTATCAATGCTGCCTTCCGTGCCCTGGACGAGGAGAAGGAGCGCAAAAAGGCTGATGAGATCAGGAAGACCAACCCAAGCTATAAGAGCATGTATGAACTGGCTTATGGTGACGAGGGTATGAAATGGTATGACTATCTGATGAGAGGCAACAGCCTTGGCCAGCAGAGCAAGATCTTCTTAGGCAGATATGAAGATGGTACAGAAATGTATGTGAGACATGGTAAGCAGTTCCGTGAGGTTCCTGAATACCTATTCAACCATAAGGGAGAACTAGAGTTCCCTGGTCCAATGGTTCAGAGAATGATAGGTAAGGCTAACCCTATGGTAAGAATGACGCTGGATGATATTAATTATCTGAGCGATTTCCAAGCCAGCCATGCAGATCAGGAGATTCAGCGCAAGTATGGCAAGACCATCGGACTGCTTTATAAGGATGCTTTGTACTGGGCACCTTTCCTGATTCCGAGTCAGGAGAACAAGGAGTTCAAGGCCGTTGATTTCTTCTTCCCTTCTTCTAAGGGGTTCTCTCCATGGAAGGCTCAGAGTTACTTCAAGGACTTTATCCTTAGCGGTGACATGGAGGGCGTGGTGATGACCTATCAGAGCTGCCAGCGCAATGGTATCGACCCAGAGGCTCAGATTAAGGCTGCCATCGGTTCGGTGAAGGCACTGGAAAGTGCAGAAATGAGCGATGGAGTGACTTCCTTACAGGAGGCTAGTAAACGCTTTGATGCAGCCAAGAGTATCACGGAAAAGAAGAAGATGCGCCAGAAGATGAAGAAATTCCTCTCGCAGAGTGATTACAAGGCTTTCACCCAGAAGGAGGCTCTGGACATGGTGCAGGGTTATTTGAACGGTGATGAAGACTTGAAGGAAATGGAGAAAGCTGAAAGCAAGTACCTGATGAAGGCTAAGGCAGAGGACGTGACGGAGGACTGGAGAATACAGAACGTCTGGAACGGAACCATGCAGACTTATCAGGAGTATCAGCGTTTGAAGGATGTTGATAAGGCGAAGGCAAATGCCTTTAAGAACAGCAAGACCAACAAGCGACTGTTCGCGGCTAGAAAGGCTATCTCTGCTGCAAGAAGGAAGATGAATAAGGCTAAGAAGCAAATGGATGGTACAAACGATGCTGCCAAACTGGTAGAGATTCGGAATACTAGAAAGGAGCTGCTTAAAACGTTGAACGGAATGGAGTAGCCTTCGGGCTACTTCACTCTAGGAAATGTTCTATATTTCCGAAAATAGGCAGTGTCCAATTCTATTTTATGTTCGATATTTCTACAAACAGAAAAAGGGACTTGCTTCACAGCGAGTCCCTTTTTGATAGTTATAAAAAATCTAATTCCAAATAAATTTAAAATAGTTATGATTAATGAATCATTTGTGTGTTTAAAGTTGAAGATGTTGGAGCGATGTTATCCGAGAGAAGTACCAGATGCATTCTCTGGTTCCTTTTTCTTTGGTGTTGCCCAGCGTATGTAATCAGCCATGCTGTCATCCATGCGCTGTTGTTCACTCTTTGGATTCTCCTTCTTTTTCTCGCCCCAGAGACGTTGGGCAATATCATCCAAACACCACTGCCAATCGTCTCGAAGAGTGATGACCTTGGAACTTGGCATGATGGTGACATCTGCCTTTGGTGGATCAACACGCTTGGTGTTGCCATCCTTATCGGTCTCTTCCTTGGTACTGAGAGAGGCGAAAGGCACATTATTGTCGTTAAGGAACTTCTCCACATCCTCCTTCTTGTTGTCGCAGAGAAGAATGCAGACAGAAACCTTATTCTTCTTCAAGGTGGTGAGGGCTTCTTTTGCCTTTCCTACCATGGAGAGGTTGCCTTTATCATCTTTAGTAATGACGCAGGCTTCATGTACATTGATTGATTTACCCATGATTTAAAACGTTTTAAATTGAAATGCGGAACAAAAATAAGGGGAAAATATGAGAAAGTAATGTTAAGTTGCGCAACTTATCACTAATAAGCGAGAAAAATGCGGTATTTTTGGCGAAAAATTAAGAATTATGGTTGACAATCATGTAATAAATGACATATCGAACTATGCAGAGCCGGGACCAGACTCACTTGAAGGAGTGAGTCGGGAGCGGTTTACGCAGAGCGAAAGCAATCTTCTGTTGCTGCAATGGGCTTGCCAATACTTCTATGATGGTGCAGAACTGAGAAAGAAGTGGAAGCGAGCGCAAGACTTCGTGATGGGAAGACAGTTGGAAGAGCTGATAGAATGGAACGGAAGAAAGATTACCATCCGGCAGTATATGGAACTGAAAGGTATGCCAATACTGGAATACGATGTAATCGGAGACAAACTTCTTTCGCTAGTAGGTCTTGTGCGCCAGCAGCGCAGTACTGCTACATGTAGTGCCGTGGATCCAAACGAGGAAGACTATATCAGTTTCTTCAATGAATATCTTCGTCAGAACGACAACTTGAACGACAGGCAAGAGTTAGATGCGAGAATGTTTTACGCCTTCTGCTGCTTTGCCTTTATAGGCATGAAAACCTATTATGGCAGAAGGGATGGCAAGAATGGCATCTTTGACTATTCTGTAGACATCTTTAAGTTAGCTTTACCACCTTTCTTTAAGTATGACCTGAGCGATGTGGAATTTATTGCTGAGGCTCATGATTTGACTTGGCGAGAGATTATTGCTACCTTTACAAATGGAAGCAAGGAAGAGGCTAATAAACTCAGTGAGATCTATCTACAGACGCAGCACCATTTTGCGCCCGAACAGACTTATCACCCGACTGGTGAAGCCCAGTATGCCGGAATAGATGATTTCACCCATTCTTCAGTAGTAGGCAAGTACCGGGTATTGGAAATCTGGACAAAAGAAACCAGACCAGCCATCTGGGTACATGACTGGGAGAGTGGAGATTGCGGCTATGCCTCTCCTGACCAGCGAGCCTTCTATGAGGAAAAGAAGCGCAAAATAGAGGAATCCAACATCATGAAAGATGAAAATGGCCTACCTGTGCTCGATGAGAATGGTGAGCCTATCTACTATGTAGACCCTTCTGAACTTAAGACCATCGAAATTAAGGATGAGGCTGAAACCTACTGGTTCAGAAGATATATCACACCGAATGGCTATCTGCTGGATGCCAGGGAATCACCATACTATGTGCTCAGGGACGGATTCAGAACCTCTATCCATCCATACACCTTCGTTGCCTATCCATGCTTGAATGGCGAGGTAAGAAGTTTTACGATGCGTGCCGAGAACAACCAGCGCACCTTGAACCATTATATGATGATGATTAACTTCATCGTGGCCAATGGTGCCAAGGGTACGATGCTTGTGGACGAGAACGCATTGAGCGAGAAACAGAGCATCGATGAAATGCAGGTGAACTATACCAAAACAGATAGTATCATCTTATGGAACTCGAAGAATGGAGGTAAACCACCTCAGACACTGGTCAACAAGAGTATTCCGGCAGGTGTTGACTTCATGATAAACTTTGCCAAGACGATGGCAAGCGAGGGGAGTGGTGTACAGGGTGCTCTTCAAGGACAGCACCGTAATACCAGCGGTAAGCAATATCAGTTGGAAAGAGAATCATCATCTACCACAATACAGGACTTTGTTGAGAGTTTCAACAACTTTAAGGTACGTGTGGCCAAGAAGAAACTTTACCTGATACAGGAATTTTGTACGGATGCTGACAGCGTGAAACTGACAGGTGATGACTTCGAGATACATTTCAATCCGGAGACCATGAGGGATATGGATCTAGATGTTTCTATTGATTTGGATGCTTACAGTCCACTTATCAGAGCTGCCAACAACGATATGGCCTGGCAGATGATGGTGAGCGGCAAGATGGATCCTTATACGATGCTTACGGTAGCTAACTTCCCTGGTACAGGAAGAATGAGGAAATACTTCAAGGAGCAACTGGAAAAGCTAGAAGCTCTTCAGGCACAGCAAGCAGCCAATGGGCAGATGCCTTCTGACGGAGGACAGCAGACTGCAGCACCAGATACGCACCTGAAGGATTCCGGTGATGGAGCAAATGATTTGGCAGCTATGTAGAAAAAAGTTCTTAGGTAATTCATAATATTGAACGAAATGTTGTTCAGTTCTTAGATTAGATTATTTTATAGGGTTTTTAGTTTTTAAGGTTATTTGATTGTGAAGAGGAAGCCGTGATGGTCTCCTCTTCTTTTTGTTTAGTCAATATCATGTTTCTTCTTGTATATGCGTAACTTAAACATCAGGGTAGAAACTCGGTACATGTAGTATTCTTGCCATTGTTTCAACTTCTTGGCCCTAACCTTGTTGTCGGCATCGCAGCCGATGGCTCCCCATTTTGAAGGAGTGTAGTAGTAGGAGGCAGCCTTGATGTCTTCTACGTTTTTGAAATAGCGAGTGGCTTTCCACTTGCCCATCTGGACTAATCTTCGATATGCGAGCATATCCTTTCTGTTAGGATCGTAGGTCATGATCGCAAAATCTTTATGCGACTGGTCGTAGAGCATATAGAAACGAGGCGCACCACATTCTTTATACTTGGCAATGGTTGCCTTGACTCCTTTTTGCCACATGCGTGTGGCACGGAAGAGTTCGATACGAGTGACAATAGGCTGGTAGATGGCTATGAGCATCTTACGCAGCAGATTAGAATAACTTTGTTTCATTTTTCTTTTTACTTTTAATTATTAACTTATATGGACAGGCGATAGAATCGCCTGGAACGGTGACTATACAGGGGACGGATTATAATGCTGGCTAGATAGAGGCTAGCTGCCACCACCTATGCCTGACAACTCAGCTACTACTGGAGGGCGGTTGCGTAGGCGTTCACGCTCTATCTCTGCCTTTGAACGGAATGGAACGATTTCCGGTGCTGGCATATCCTTTTCCACGTAGAGGGCAATAGCGCGCGCCATGACACGGTCATCATGCTTTCCGGCTACGGCTCCATAACAATCATTCTGCTTGTAATAGAGGAAGTAGGTACATTCATCTATTGCTGCAAGTTCTCGCTCCATATAGCCGCCATCACGGATGATGCGAGCCATGGTCTTCACTACTGCCACCTTGGTTGCCTTGTTGGTATTGAATCCCCATTTCATTTCGATATTCTTCACCTTCTTCAGTTTGGACTGGGAGGCACTATACAGGTTGTCGTAGAGTGGGAGGAGAATAGGGAAGAACAACTCTGACTGATTGCCCTCGGTATTGTTCATGCGAGAGTAAGCGGTATTGTTCTCTATGACCAGATAAGCATCATTATAGAAATGGGCTATCTGGGCGCAGCGCATAGCTAGCTGATCGGCATCGCAGTGGCCATGCCATTCAGCTACGATTTCCGGTACACCACCATAGATTTCATCATAGCGGTCGAGGACTACAATATCAGAGAAGTCGCTGGTTTTGTGAGAACCACCAATATCGCAGGCTACGATATACCTATGTCTGACAATCTCAGAGTTGTCGGGACCAGCCCACACCTTCAATGGTCCGCCTGAACGCTCGATGAAGCGGATATTATCCATACAAGCATCATCGGCAGCATCATAAGAGTCACCTTCAATGTCACCCACCATGATAGGCTCAATACCCTTGCAGTCCTCTTCCATTTCCTTCAACTTGTATGGGTCGAAGACAGTTGTACCTGAGAAGAGGAAGGCTTCTACATCATCAGAAGGGTATTCCTGGCGCATACCGTCTAAATCATTATACTTCTTGCACTCGTTCACATACCAATGGATTCCTTCAAGCGTAGCACCCTTGATTTCCCAAAGCCACCAGAAGTAAGAGCCATGATATTGCTCATCTTCACGATTCTTGTATAACCAGATAACAAAGTCAATTTTCTCCTGCTCTGTCTTGAAAGGAAGGATATACTTCTCAATATCGAACCATGGCACGAAGTATGGAGTATAGATAGAGAGGCGTTTTCCATCCTTATCGAAAGAGTTGGCACGGACCCATTCGTCATGAAACTCATTCTCACGTCCGTTTGGCGTTGATTCTCGGACGATGAATGTTAATGGCACGGTGACACGGATAGAAGAAACCGCGGCGTTGATAACCTTCTGGGGAGTCCACTCGGTAGTATTCGGGAAGAAGGCTTCCTCTGTGATATGTGCCATGGCAGCATCGGCAGAACGGCAGGACTCTGGGTTTCTGGCGGAACCTGTTTGTATCTTGCAATCGCGTGGTATGAGATACTTGATGTTATTCTGTGTGCTTGATGTTTTGAGTTTGCGAGGATCCTCTTTAAAAGGTATTCCAATATCATAGAACAGCCATGTAGGAATGGCATTCATCAATTTCTCGTACATATCGAACACCTGGGTGGCAGATGATGACTGGTGACCAATGATGTTGCTATTCCAGTTGATCATCCAGAATATCTGAATCCATCCCATATAGACATCTGTATCAGTAGAACCACCCCACTGGCGGCATTTGAGGAGTATAACCAGGATAGAGCCTAGTACGCCATGAAGTCGCTGTCTTTCAAACTCCTTAGTAAGACCAATCTGTCCATGGTTGAGGAGAAAAGGTATATCTTCACCTCCATCCTTATTCTTGATTCGGGCGTAGGCGTAGGCGAAGAAATAAAAATCATGCTTACAGCGCAAGCGGATGAAATACCGGAAAACTGCATCGCGAGCCTTCTCTTGATCGAAGTCGGGCATGTACTTATCGCAGAAGGCCTCTATAGAACCACACTTGATGATGGCGCAGAACTTCTTTTCCTTCAACATTTCTACTGGGAGCCAGAGCTTCTTTCCATTCAGGAAATCAGTGATGACGCATTCGAATCGAAGTCCAGGGGCATTCTCTCCTGTAATGGGACGATAACTAGCGAGGAGACTTTGGAGTCTTCTCTTATCTTCTTCAAGAATCTCTTTGAGTTTCTTATCAGAAATCTGCTGCTGAGGTCGAACCTTTAAGGAGGATTTTGCTACTGGCATTCGTTATATATAATAATGTTAAGTGTTGAGTGTTAAATGTTAAGTGTGTTGGCATGTCGGATAAATCTCTCTGCCTTGGCATAGATGAAACCTAAACAGAATAGGACTATGTGGAAGATACCAGCTATGTAAGGGAGAAGGAAACCTATAGCCATACCGAGCATCATCTGCCAGAAGTAGATGCGGTGATACCGATAATACCATTGCGCAGAGAATCCCATGAAGAAAGAAATCAATACGGATGCACCCAATACAGGTAATGCCGGATAGTATATGAACGAAACCAACACGGAGCATAGCCATGCTGCCAGTAGGCGATGGAAGCGAAACTGATGATGAACCATCAATATGCACCATCCGTTGATACCCCAGTGTATAAAGTTGGCATGACCGAACATATAGGCGAAATGGGTGTATAATGGCGATGATGGAGACACAGCCAGCGAGGCATGAAGCGGAATGATGAAAGCCATTAGGAGGATGATGAGAAGTGTAATATATAATGTACGCATAATGGAAGTGATTTATCGAGTTATGAATGATGTTTTCTTATTGCGGAAATAATTGTTTATTTTCATCTGTATATATCTAGGAGCCATGCCCAAATTGGGCGCAGGAAGATTCAGGCATACATACACAAGATTTTTGGTATTGTATTCCTTGTATTGATCCATCTGCCGGAGACGCAAGAAATCTTGATAGAAATCTTCAAAGAGTTTTTCTTTCATGGCTTGGTATTTGCCGAATTTAGGCTTTTCCCCCTTGATGCGTTTACATACATACCGATAGGCTGTGCTATCGGCGAGATAATAGCAAGAGGCAGGCATCTTGGCGATGTAATCGCATATCTTAGCCATGGTGGTAGGATATTCTACCATCCTCTTGGCCTTACGAAAGAGCAGATACATTTCTTGATCTCTTTTAAGGTAAATTTCGGATATGGAATTTAGATGTTTCATACCAGCAAAATTAATTCATCAAGATGCAGAACTTATCACAAAGTCATGCGAAATTTTCCTTAATTTAGCACACAAATATTAAAAATGAATATTTATGGCAAAAGAAACTATTGATAATCAGAATGTTAAGTCAAAGCGAGATTCTTTCCGAGAGCGTCTTGCTCAGCGTTATCCTGACTTGAATATGGATGATGATGAGGCTTTTTATGGTCAACTTTCGACCGATTACGACCAGTATGACCAGAATAAGCAAAAAATGGATGACTTCAATAAAATGCTGGAAGACAACCCTCATGCTCCAAGTCTGGTGACAGGTCTTGTAACAAAGAAAAATGCCGATGGCAGCGACTTCAATTTTATCGATTTCATTGTTGATGAAATGGGGCAGGACTATATTGATGCCATCAATGGTGACGAGAAGGCTAAAGCACGCTTGAAAGCTAGCGAGAAAGAGAAACTTGAAGCCAGCGAGAAACTAGCAAAGGACAATGAGCAACTTGCTGCCAATATGGAGCAGGAAGATGCCGAACTTGACGCTGCTATTAAAGAAGCGAAATTGAAGCCTGAGGCGATTACCGATTTGATAGAATGGCTTTACAAGCGTAGCGATGATGGCGAGGATCACGATGATGATGGTTTCATATGGCGTGCAGCTCGGTATGGTTTGAAGAAGGAAGACTTCTTGCGCCTCTTTCAAATCAAAGACTTCGACAAGGCTGTGGCCGATGCAGAAGAGCGAGGCTATAAGCGTGGCAAGAACGAGAAGATAGACCAGCAGAGGCAGCTTCACGATGGGAAACAAGGTGGTAAGAAGAACATCAACATTGATGGTGGCGGTGGTGCTCCTTCACTCCCTAAAGAGAAGAGCCGTACTGAACAGGTGTACAGCAAGATGATTGGAATGTAGAATTAGAAATTTATAATTAATAATTTTAAATGTATAGATTATGAAACAGTTTAAGAAATGGTTTGGTTTCATGATGGCGGTGCTCGTCATGATTCTTAGTGGTGGAAGTTCTTATGCAATGGCTGAAACGGCTCCACCTGTACCAGGTGGTGGTATTCCTGCTGGTGCAGGTGGCGGTGGTGCGACAGGTCCTTTGGATGGTCCCGGTGTAGGTGGTTCCGGTCCTCAGTGGCAGGGTGCTAGTCAGGAGCAACAGGAAGCTATGGGTAACTGGGATTACTATGTAGCTCATGTTAACCCAACAGTCGTAGAGATGAAGTTGGAGAGTTGTCCTATTGATCAGATTTTACGTGCATCTAAGAAAATGACTCCTATTGATTCTGTCCGAGTAGAATACTATTCTATCGGTCAGAAGCCTATCATGTCAAAACTTACTACTCAGGTTAATAAGCAGACCAATGGTAACTCTGTAACCTTTGTGGTAGAGAACCCGGCAGCTTTCGATAATGGTGATGTTATTATGGTAGATGGCATTTATGGCTATGACGAGACTGGTACAAACAAGAGTACTTTGATTCCTCTTCAGTTCCGTGTAATCAGCCATGATAATAACAATAACCCTATTGCCTACGCTCTGAATGGAAAGAAAAACCCTTCGCGCGGCAACCGTGACTTTGAAGACAATATTCCGGTAGGTACAACTCTGATGCGCCTCGGAAGAGCCGCAGGCGAGAAAGAGGTTGAAACTGGTAGTTATTACTCTATGCCAGATAAGAGCTTCCAGTATTGCCAGCGATTTATCATGCAGGTTGAGGAGTCACTTATCAACCGTATGAGTAAAACTCAGGTAAAATGGGACTTCACAAGACAGGAAAAAATGGCTATGGACGATATGCGTTATGGCCAGGAGCGAAGTGGTCTGTTCGGTGTAAAGAGCATGTCGAATGGTGGCGAGAAAGTTGGTTTGACCTATACCATGGGCGGTATTTACTGGGAAGCAGGCAAGGACTTGCAGATTGGCCATTGGGCTGTCAAGAAAGATGAGAATGGTGAAATTGTTAAGGCAAAGGTAAAAGTACCTAAGCCTGGTGGTACCGATGGCGAAACTGTAGAGCAGGAAAAAACAGTATATGAGTATGTGATCAGCGAGAAGGAACTTTCTGCTTTTATTGCAGCAGTATTGAAGGGTGCTGGTAACTCCAGCCGTACGAAACTTCTCTTCGTTGACAACTTGATCTATCAGGCATTTGCTAACCTTCGCTCTAACAAGCGTATCATTACCCAGACCGAAAAGGACTATCAGGGTTGGAAACTTGATTTTGAGAAGTTCGAGAGCATGGGTACAAAGATTCTGATTTATCGTCACGATGCTTTTAACTCCTGGGGTATGGATGGTAGAGCGTTCTTGCTGGATGCTCGTTATCTTGACAAATACGTATTCGGTGTATGGAGCAGAAACGAGTTTAATGCCAAGGACTTGCTGATTCGCAACACCGCAGGTGTGGTAATGGAGGAATATAGCTGCTGGGTACTGACCTTCCCTGATGCTCATGCGCGTGTAGCCCGACCAGTCTTCACTGGTGATGGCGTTACAGATGAGCAGATTTTGGAGGCAGCGTAATCATTGTATAGGAAACTGATAGTTTTCTACATATATCAATCTAGGGGATAGTTGAGGCTAATACAGTCTCACTATCCCTTCTCACCATAAACACAAATAGATATGTATAGATTTGTAGCTAAGAGCATGCTCATTTTTGTAGTAACTCTGCCGAGCGGACTGATCAAGAACATTGAGTTTGAGCGGTGCAGCAACGATGCCTATTCGTACATTACGGATAACAAGCAGGTGGCAGAATGCATCAGAAAACATCCTCTTACGAAGGCAGGTCGTATCATTGATGAGAGCCAGCCGGAAGAGGTGCAGATTCAGCAACAAAAAGAAGAGCAGGTGAAGGACGAGAATGCCCTTCATTTCGATAACATCACTAAGGCAAAAAATTATCTCCAGAAGACGTATAAGGTAGATGTAAGAAAACTGAAATCACCTAAGGCTGTGAAGGAGAAGGCTAAAGAGCTGGGTGTGGTGATTGAGTTTTAATAATATAATTTTCTTGCGATATGGAAGCATTGATGAGTGACCTTGTGAAGGAAATGCGCATAGCTATGGACGAAGTAATCCATGATGAGGTGAATGACATCATTACGGATGATTCGGACACGGAAATGAAGCAAGCCATTGAAACGGCAGCACAACAGATTTTGCTGCAAGCACCAGCGCAAATGATTCTCCCCAAAAGGGTGGAAGTTTCGCTGAACGAAAGCGGCAAGCAGGATTATGATGCCATCCAGACACAGTTTACAGATGGTCATGGATGCCTGACTATTCCTGAAGACTGGCTGAGACTGGTAGAGTTGAGGCTACGAAGTTGGCAAAGCACGCTGACTATGCTGATGGAACCGGGCAGCAAGGAGGCTCAGATGCAAGCCTCCCGGTGGACCAGGGGAACGCCCCAGAAACCAAAGGGCATGATTACCACATCGCCAACTACAGGAAAGCGAGTGCTGATGTACTGGACTGCCGGAAGGTATGATGCCAACCATGCACCTGTTGGAGCTGTATATGATCATGAGGTTGAACTGTTCACGTATATCCCTTATCAAAAGTTAGAGAATGTGTATTCTACTGATACTGGGCATGAAAAGGAAGTGACCGACCAGAAAATCATCCTTTCCCTGACAGATGAATGCAAGAAATATCTTATCTATCGTGCCATCAGCATCTTCCTGGTAAGTAAGAAGGAAAGCGAGTTGGCAGAAAAGTATAACCAATTATCTCAAATATAATATTTTATGGCTAACGATATTAATAAAGAAGATCCTCATTACAAGGGAGATTATGGCAGCATCTATGAGGTGAACCGAAAGTTCCCTACTGGTGGTGTGGCCGGTGACTTTGTGGTGATAGACGGTTGGGCTCATTACTGGAATGCAGACAGAGGAACTTGGTGTGTAAATGCCGAGAGGGATAGCTATTGGGACGAGTTGATAACGAATATCATAGAAAAGTTTAAGCTCGTAAGAGGAGCTACGTATATGGGCGTGGCTAGTCTTGACACTGTGCCTACAAAGGCTATCGGTGCCAAGATGTATTATTTTGCGACCGTAGCTGGTACGTATAAAAACTTTGATAATCTCGTAGTTCCTCAGGGCATCAATGTGCTCTATTCAGAGAATGGCAGTAGCTGGGTAAACACAACTTTGCTGGAAGTGGCTCAGGAGTTGGGCGTGAGCACCAATAAGGTTGTAAGCCAGAAGACCTTGAATGATGTTTTGAATCTTAAGGCTAATCAGAGTTCTGTGAATGAGGCATTGGCTAACAAGGCAGACAATAAGCGTGTTGATGACGAGCTTGCTAAGAAGTTCGACAAGGCGAGTGTTGTCCAAGAGTTCGGTGATTCAGAAGATAAGGTAGTCTCCCAGTTTGCTCTTCCTTTTCGTGAAATTGAGTCTCCAGAGTTTATCAAGGTAATAGTAGATGCAGAAGACCACTTCTTGTTTGGAATCCAGCTTGATGGTTCCATTGAGTGGGGCAAGGGTATTCCTGCACCAATCAGAGCCAAGTTGCGAGAGATTATCAACCACTGCCAGCAGGATAAGACAGATATTCTTAAAGCTATTAATGCTGCCAAGAAAGAATTGTCTGCAAGCATCGCAGCATTGCAGGAAGGTAAGGTAGACAAAGAAGAAGGAAAGTCTCTCATCGAAGATGAAGTAAAGGAGTGCTTTACAGTAATTGAAAATGAGGAGTTTATCATGGCTGTAGTAGACTCAGATGATAGAGTTCTCTTTGGTATCTATAGAGCAACTGGTAAGCCATATTATCCCCAGAATGATATGTACCACATATCACAGAGCGAAGAGTTCCTTTGGGTAATTCTTGATGCAGCTAATCATCCTCTTCTTGGTATTCAGCAAGATGGTACTTGTTTGGCTGCCAAGGCTCAGTGGCTTGATGATATTAAGGCTATCAAGGAAGCTCTTTCAAGTATTGATGAAACCCTCAAAACCTTCCAGCCAAAAGAAGATGGCAAGGGATTGATAAACCTTGATGTAGCTGACAGCTTCTTCTATATCTCTAATGATGAGTATATCATCGCAGTTGTAGATGCAGAAAACAGAATCCTTGCAGGAATAAAGTATGATGCACAGCCATACTTCCCTAACCATGAAATGTATTCTGTAATAACCAATGAGGAATGGCTCTATGCTATTATTGATGCAGAAGACAAGGTTCTTGGTGGCTTCCGTGCAAATGATGGTAACATGATTGTTGGTGGTATTGATATTAGTACCTTTATTGCCAATGCCATTATTGATATAGCAAACATCAAAGAACGTACTGCTCATCTTTCTACAACAGAGAATGATGAATATCTTTCTGTTGAGACTGATGCCAATGGTAAGGTGATAGGATATATTGCTCCCGATGGTAGCCATTATCTCTATAAGGTAAAGTCTGAGACTATTCCAACAGAGTTTTCTCATATTGAAGACCCAGAAGGAAGAACTGAGATTACTACAGATACAGAAGGTAAGATTCTTGGCTACCGCAATGGTGAAGGAGTACGCTGTGAGTATAAAATGAATATTGACAACTTAAATGTTGAAAATTTAAATCTGGGAAAGAATGCACAAAAATATGTGATTGATTTAATCAATTCACAACCAAAAGAGGTAAATGTTAGAAAATGGCATTTACCAAGTTATGGTGCAGTGAATATCAAACAAGAAACATTTTTCCTTACTGCCAACGATGGTTATTCAGACAAAACTGGCATTTATCCTCTAGTTATCAATGAAGATACACAGGAGAATGCTAAAAAAGGTCTGACTGTCTTACAGTTCTTTGTTAAATCAACCTTGAAAGATGAGGGAAACGGAGTTTACTCTAAGCTGGATAATAGTGTCGGGTTAGACTTTTATGTACCATCAAAAGTTACCTATGTAAATGAAGTTCCCTATGTGACAAGTTCTTTGACTAAGAATGAAATTGATGGAACCTATAGTGTTAATGAAACAAGTATAAAGGTTACAAAGATAACAGATTCTCCAACAATAGGTGCATGGTCAGTAGATAAGAAAACAGAGCATCAGTGTGTGGTTGAAATTGACTTCGGTCATTATCTGAATGGAACTTATAATATAGGTGTAAAATATCAAGGTTCCTCAACGCTCTATAACAGAAAGCGTAACTTTAGATTCACTTTCTATAAAGATTCTAGTTTCTCTAAGAAAAATAAGATTAAAATTGGAGAAATGGTGCGTGTTAGTGGTTTTAATCTTAAAGCAAATTATACAGATAATACGCGAATAAAAGAACTCTTGATGAATAGAATTTTTATGTCTATTTGGGAAGACAGAGGCAAGCTTCATAGTTATCCATGGGAGGCAGAAGAAATTCCTTACAGTGGTGCTACGGGTATGATTAAGGGATTCCCTATAAGAGTTAATATCGGAGGTAATTTTTATGGTATTGATGTTTTCGGATTGAAAAAGGACGAAAAGAACTATCTTCTAGACGGAGATACTAGTGGTATGATTGTTAGTGGAACACGTGGAAACACAAATGACCCAAATAACTGGACAGCTGCAAAGCCAGAAGATTGGGAAGATGAGATGAATGATGAATTGACTGAATCAAACAAACAGGCTTTAACAGACTTCTTCTCTTTCATCAATTCTGAAAACTTCACTAAGGAAAATGTACCACAAAGAATGTCTGTTATAGACTGGATTGACTATTTTATAGGGTTACAGGTATTCTTGATGAGAGACAACACTTGTCGTAACATGATTCTTTATGCAAAAGAGGATAAGAAAAAGTTATATCCATTCTTCTACGATTTAGATTTGTCATGGTCCTTCTATGATAATAACTATAATTTAGATATAATGACTAGTTCTTATGCTGTTGATATGAGTTTGTGGGAGAACTTCAAGTCTTTATATGAAGATGAAATTAGAAACAGATATGCTTATCTACGTGAAAATATTTTGTCAATAGAAACTATTCAGGCTATGTATGAAGATATTGCAAAAGATATTCCACTTGTTGATATTGCATTGGAAAAAGAAAAATGGGGACAAGGTAATGTCAATTCAATGAATACCTATATCTCTGTATTAAAAAAGAGATTGAATTGGTTAGATAAAGAATATTTTAAAATTTAATATATTATATTATGGGAAAATGTTTAGTAACAAGACTTAATGGCATCGTCGCAAATGAATCAGTGCTACATGTCGGAGAAATGGTAGTAGAAGTAGAAGGCGTTAACGCTAATAGTGTTTTATTCAACGCTTATAAAGGTTCTATTTCATGTGATAGAAGTTTTATGCTAGGTACAGAAACTGTAAATGCGAATGAAAAAAGAAGTTTAAACAATGACTGGAAAGATATAAAATCTATTGATGCTGGCTCATACAAATTTCACTTCTTTGACAAATATTCTATTTACGGCTTTATTCAAAAAGCATTAAAAGCATCATACAATGGACTTTGCTTTTTGAAAGGTGCAAATGAAATTACAGTTAATACGTCTGATTATTTTGACATATCTAACATTGCTTCTTGTATAAAACTAACAAGATTGTCTTTAGGAGGAAAAGTCACTGGAGATATTTCTCATTTGTCTGACTTAACTTCCCTTGTATTATTAACTCTTGGTGGAGATATCTATGGAGATATTAGTAGTGTTAGATGTAAATCGTCTTTACGAGAATTAACAATTGACAGTCCTAAAATTACTTACAATTCAGATAAATTAAAAGAATTTTCCGCTTTAAATTCTTTTATCTATAGAGGAAGAACAGCTGTTGACTTCGGTGATATTGCTATACTTGGAAAAGACTTTAGTTATATTGATTTAGATACAATGGCTAAGATTAAATGGACTACTCGTAACAGCCTAGCCAAGATAATTGGTATAGGTAACAGTCCTGTGCTAGACAACATAGACAAGATGTTACAAGACCAGGCTGAATGTGAAACTGGTATCATATCTTCTTCACCATCATGGAAGAAAGTGATTACAGCTAAAGGCACTCGAACATCTGCATCTGATTCCGCAGTACAGACATTGCAGAGCAAGGGTTACACGGTCTCAATTACTCCTGCATAGGGCATCATAAGTTTAATATTAAAGTAAAGAAAGGAAACAAGATATGAATAAGTTAACAAAGAAGTATAAGGTAGTACATGAGGAAACAAAGATGATGTTCCCTCTGACAGAGGAAGGTGACAATGCTGAGGTATTCCCATCAGTAGATGCCACCGCAGTAGAGTTTGACACATATTCAGAAGCCAAGGCTTACGTAGATGATCATGGTCTTGTGTATGAGGAGCCAAAGTATGGGGAGTAAACCATATAGATAAAGAAGAAGGGAGTGTTGTTTAGCACTCCCTTCTTCTTGTATTTCATCTTCAAGTTTTTCTGTTCCTATTTCAACTTAGGTAAACTATCATCATCTACTGTACCAGGCAGTTTAATCACCAAGCATTTATCAATGTGATAGCGATTGCTGGAACCATCATCACTTATTTTATGGGTAAATAACAGAATAATGAAGAGAAGCTGATGAGGCTTCTCTTTTTTTTGATATGGGTCTATGTCACCTTAAATCATTGGAAATCAGTCACTAAAAGAATGTTTGACAGAGTTATGAAACATGTAGATATTTTGGGATAACTTTGCTGCCGTAATCGATTACATGTGTGAATAAACAAAATGTACAACTTTTATTTCTTTAGGAATTATGGCAGAAGAAGTAATTAAGACTACCTCTTGTTGCAACGATGCAATGATGGGTGGTTTGCTTGGAGCGATGGCAAATCGTGACAGCAATCCTTTGGCAATGGCGGCTATGATGCGTAACCGTGACGATGATGATATGTGGAACAATCCGTTCGCCTACATGATGATGATGGGCATGATGCGCTATATGTATGGTGCAGACTGGAACAATCGTGACAATGGCGCAGACGTGCAGCGTGCGGAGATTCAGGGTCAAATCGAGAGTTTGCGCAACCAGATGGCAGACAACCAGAATAGCAACTTGCTGATGGGTGCCATCCAGGGTAACGGCAACGACCTTAAGATGTTGGCAAGCAATCTGAACTGTGACTTCAACGCCTTGCAGAACTCTATCTGTGGCATCCAGGCAGGCATCCAGCAGCTTGGTGGTCAGGTAGGATTCTCGGCAGAGCGAGTAATCAACGCCATTTCGCAGGGTAACTTGCAGATGACAATTGCGCTTAAGGATTGCTGCTGCCAGACGCAGCAGAACATCATCAAGATGGGGTATGATAATCAGCTTGGCCAGAAGGACATCGTTAACCAGATGCAGCAGGGCTTTAGCTATACCAACACTGGTATAGAAAGAGCAGCTTCGAACCTCGGTTTCCAGATGCAGCAAGACAAGTGTGACATCATCCGTGCAGGTGAGAACAACACCCAGCGCATCATCGACACCCTGACAGGCCATTGGAGCCAGGAGCAAGCTAACGAGATTCAGGACTTGAAGTTCAAGAACTCACAGCTGCAGCAGAACATCTACCTTGCCAATCTGATGAATGTCGGTTGCGGATGTGGCGCAGGTGTAGCAGGTGGCTATCAGTAAAAAAGTAAAGAATGAAACAGAAGCGTAGTGGTATGAACAAGATTTCTCCAGTGGGTTTGGCTACTACAGCATTGGTAGCCAACCAAGTTTCAGTCTTAGCTACTTACAATGAGAAGCTTTGCAGACCTTATTGCGTGAATGGCAATGTGCAGCCGGAGGCAAGCATAACCTACAGTTATGAGCAGCCTATCCTGAATGGTACAACGGTGTTTGTGCCTATCGTGGCAACAATCTCCATCATTTCGCCTGTAATAGGCAACAGAAACGTGATGAGAGCGCAGCCATTGATTTACACGGAAAGATGGGTAGCAGCCTTCCAAGGGCAGACAGCTCTGCCAACGGCTGTGACCATCACCAGTGTAGGAAGAACGCAAAAGGCTAACGATGTGGTATGCGGAAAGGCTAGAGGCCTTAGCATATTTGACAGTCTAACCGTAGCATTGACTACTGCTTAGTATCATTATAGGGGGAAATGGTGGATGGTTTGTTAGCCATCGTTTCCCTCGCATTATCCATTTAAAACGATACGATTATGATATTTAAAGATTTAAAGGCAGGTTTCCCGGTCTTTTTGTTTGACCGGGCGACTAGAAAATTCAAGCAGGGTAAAGTGATGAATACTCCAAGCCCTGATATTAGTGGTAGCAAGCCCAACATGATGCCACAGATGCCTGGCATGCCAAACTTTGGCACCATGAACGTGAAGGTGAATGTTCAGACGGAAGACGGAAAGCAGTCAACCTATTCGGTAGTTGATACTGAGCAAACAGCATACAGCGACACCCTTGTAATCTCTTGTAGTAAGGAGAGTATCATCAACGAGGTAAACGCATTGAAGAACCAAGCCACTGACATCATCAATAAGATGCCGGACTTCGAGCAGACCGTAAAGGACTGTGATCAACTTCTCTCAGAGTTGGACACATCATTTCGTGACCAGCAGAGAACAAATCAGCGGCTCGACAACATGGAAAACAAGTTGGACGAGATTTTCAAATACGTCAAATCACAAAAACAAGAATGATATGAACTTAGTAGAACTTATCACAAAATATCAGAGTGATGCCACACCGGAGCAGATGGTGAAGGTAACCAAGATCATCGGCAAGTTTGTGGCTATGCACGCTTCGGAAGAAGACCTTCTGAAACTCTACAAGGAGATTTATGGGGTTGTGGGTAACGGTCACTTCAACGACTTCTTTGCTGATGTTCAGATCAAGAAGATGGTGTTTGAGGATGATAATGATGTAGAGCATCGTGCTCCTTACTATACCTCGGCCAAGACGCAGGAAATCTATGAGACAGTGAAGGACGAGATCAGGCCTTACAACCAGTGGGATTTTGCCGTGGTTTTGAACATGATCTACTCTGACAACTTTAATCTTATGAAGAAATGGTTCCCGGAGGACAGCGAAGAGCAGTTGATGGATAAAATGGTGGATCTTGCCGTGAACTGGCTGAGGGATGATGATAACCCTTATGGCCAATGTAAGGCTTGGGGGTACTTCAACCATTGAAATGTTGAATGTTGAGTGTTGAATGTAGAGTTTGTGGGAAATTCCATAATGACTAGAGATATATAAAAGAAAACTATCAGAAGAAGAGAATGCAGGCGGAAAATGGGCTTGTGTTCTCTTTTTTCGTATGAATTTGCGCAACTTATCACAGATAACTGGGAATGATGGCTTATATTTGCATCGCTTCCATAATTGTGTGGGGACGGATAAATGAAAAAGAAAATGAATGATATTCGAGGTTACTTAATTGGGACACTTTGGACCTTTCTGAGTCTGCTGGTTCCCATCAGAGATTTTATGATTGCCATGATGGTATTATTTGGGCTGAACCTGGTGTTTGGCATCGTGGCAGCAGTGTTTAACGGTGAAGAATGGAGCTGGAAGAAATTCGGAATGTTCTTTGTCTGTTGTGCGGTGTTCTTTGTGACGGTGGCAGCTCTGTTCATTATCTGGCACTTTCTTCACTCGGACACAGAGGCCTTGTTTTGCGTGAAGTGGGTGTGTATAGCAGCTACTTACCTGTTTGTTACCAATATCCTGAAGAATCTGAGGCGGATGCTGGTTGATGAGACACCTTTCTACAAACTGGTGGACTATGCCTATTATGCACTGACTCTAGGATTCGTAGAGAAATTCCCGATGTTTAAGAAGTATCAAGAATATAAAAACAATAAAGAAAATGGAAATGAAGGAAATCAGATTAGAGCAGCTGCTGATGGCAATGCCTAACGCAGGGAAGAGGGCAGAGAAGTTTCTGCCATACCTGAACCGATTTGCTGAGGAGTTTGAAATAAACACGCCTTTGAGATGGGCGCACTACTTGGCTCAAATTGCACATGAAAGTGGTGAACTGAGATATACCAAGGAGATTGCCAGCGGAAAGGCTTATGAGGGAAGAAAAGACCTTGGTAACACCCATAAGGGTGATGGTGTAAGGTTTAAGGGGCGTGGACTGATACAGATAACAGGGCGAGCCAACTACAGAAAGTATGCCGGATATTGTGGCTATGATGTAGTGGAGAAGCCTGGACTCCTAGAACAGCCTCTTGGTGCCACACGTTCCTCGATGTGGATATTCGATACTTTCGGATGCAATGAATTGGCTGACGAGGATAATCTGAAAGCAATAAGACGGAAAATTAACGGTGGCTATAAAGGACTGGACAAATGCGAGGAGTATTTGAAAATGTCAAAGCGAGCACTCAATATCTCATAGCTTATGAAATCGAAACATTTAATTATCTACCTGTTTGTATGGATAGCGTATTTCTCTGTACTCTTCCTTACGAGCTGCAAGACGAAAACCGTGATGCAGGAGCATTATATCACAGACAACACTGTGAGCAAGGGTTTGGATGCCAGTTGGCAGGAGCGGTTTATATCAGCCTTCGAGCAGATGGCTACATACCGTAACCGGGAGCATGAGACTTCGACCAAGGAGACAACTCATACAAAGGATAGTACTTCGACCACTGTAGACCAGAACGGAAAGCCTATCAAAACAGAAAGTTGGCACTCTGTTGTGACCAATAGAGACACTAAAGAGGTGACGAAGCTACAGGATTCTATCTCTACTATGAGTAAGAAGGTGGATAAATATCAACTCTTGATCGTGCAAAAGGACAGTCTGATTCGGTTAAAGCAGGACTCTATCAATATCATGAGGCGAGAACTAACCAAGAATGAGCAAAGGCTTGTGACAATAGGTAAAGTTAGCCTCGGTGTGTTAGCAGGTATCATCATAGCCATAATAGGTATTCTTGTTTGGTTGTGGCATAGAAAAAAATGAGCGTATGAAGACAATAACAATTAAAATCATAAAGAAAAGCGTGATGGGAGTGGTAGAAGGACTATCTGCCACCATTGCGCAGCATAACCCAGATGTGGACTTTCAGACCGTCTGGGCGAGTGATGGTGAAGAAGCGAAACTGGATATATACTATCGGGAAGCGATAACCGACCTAGAAAACTTCTTGGCAAGATTCTCTTCTTCGACCACACAGCAGTTTGACCTACAGGCATTGGCTGATGATTTCTCAATCACCATCAAGACTTTGGCTTCTTGGCCACCTAGACTAAGTGGGGTTCTGACGAACCAAATACAGAACTATCTGGTTCATGCTATCCTTGCCGGATGGCTGAGCGACTTCCCGGATATGAACCATACGGACTATGCCAGTATGGGAGCGAGTGACCTTGACGCAATTAAGGAGATTTTGTTAAAGAAAGACTTTAGCTTTGCTGAGGCTGAAAGAAAAGCCGATGATACAACGAAAGAAGGCTCTTCTGCCAGTGATACTTCATCTAGAGCAGTAGATGGTGACGAGAAGTCTGGTTCTTCTCCTATGGTTTTGGCAAGAAGTGGGGATGAAACAGGTAAGCAGGAGAATGCGCAGGGAACTGCCGGGCGGTCTGTAGATACCGATGAAAAAGAGAATGGCGAACTTGCTGTTCAAAGTCGCAGTATAGATGCTGAGGCTAAAAGTCAGAATGAACTGGATGCCGATACACGAAATGTGGACGAAGTAGACAAAGATGCCCAGAGTGGGCTGAAAGGCTCAGAGCGTAATCAGGACTTCGTTTCGCAGCATTTTCATCAGGATCATGTAGACTGGAGCGGAGGTAGGCCGCCTTATGAACTGAGGTAGATTTATTAATCATCTAAATATTTCGAAATATGGATAGTAAACTAATTACTTTGAACTTTAGCATGGAGCAGGTATGCAATGACATATTGACTCGATGCTATGTGTTGAGCCAGGGACTGGTGGATGATGCGCAGAAGGACATCAGAGCCACTATTGAAAGCCCTGACAGTAAAGAGACTCGCAGCATTATCAACCGCGCAGTAACAGAAGCCATCGGCAATATCAAGGTGGCAGCTCAGCGTTATCTGACCTCAGGTAGAGTGGAGGATAACAACAATCTGGAGCGACTGGTAAAGGGTACAAGAAAGTATGTGTACACCGATAACAAGAACGGCACATGGACGGAGGTAGTGACCACAAGCATCATCGGCCAGGAAGATGAGGAAGTGACTTCTACCGTAACTAAGGCTGGTAATGATCGGGAGGAAAGTATCTATGAGACTGTGACTCTGAAACTGGAGATTCCGAACTGGAACGTGGCTGTGACGGATGCGCTTAAGAGCAACATGCACCGCTATATCGTTGACTATACGATGAGCCAATTTTTGCAGGATCAGTATGCTGACAAGGCTGGACAGTATGGGAATAGTGCTACAGCAGACTTCAATAATATGAAGAGCAACCTGCTGAGCCGGGATAACTATACTTTGAGACGGCCTAGCTTTACGTAAGAGGCTATTGGGGACAGGCGATAGAATCGCCTGGAACGGTGGCTTTACTTAATGAAACTTTTTTTTCTTCTTTTTTTTTAGGTGTGTTTATGGAAAGAGCCTTCGCTTCGGGATTACTCCTGATTTGCGAAGGCTCTTGTTTTGGGAGGACATGGCTTAAAAAGCCATGGAACGGTGGCTTTTCTTTTTAGAACTTGCTGAAACGCCTGATGATTTCGAGGCGCGTAGCAAAGTATTGATTCATGGATTTCATCTTCAGGTATAGGGCGATGCGGAAGAAACGATAGCTGTGAGTAGCCATGTAGCTGGACTTCATGCCGCCCAAGCGACCGATGTAATGCCAATTCTGATTATCATTGCTACCATATAACCACATGATTGGTATGCTGCCAGACGTGAGGGAATGGATATAGCCTGTAATGGAATCAGGTACGTTATCTTCATCGAACTTCAAGGTACGAGTAACTATGATACCATGATACTCTGTTGTATCTTCGTAATCGTAACCCTTATCGAGCACCATCACGCTGCCATCCCTATATTGTATGTAGGGGTGTGGGTAGGAATTGATTGCCGTGAGCACGTTCTGTATAAGGAAAGTGCTCCAGCTACCATCCTTGATAGAATAGCAGAGTGCCACCGTATCAGCCGTAGAGGTCTTACTCGTCTGTGTAACATCCAGGCATAAGATGCGAGAGTTCTTATAGTCATAGATGACCTGACAACGCTGGAAGAACTCTATTGGCGAAGAGGTGAAATCTATAAGCTGGCGCATCTGAGCCTTGGTAGTCTTGACGGATTCGCTATCCCCTTCTGCATCAACGAAGAAGTTGAGGAACTTACCTAGGCTACCGGAAATATTGAAGCCAGGACCATCTAAGACATCGGACATGGAAACCACCTGTGACTCTGCTATGCGACTGATTGAGCGGTTGGTTGCGAAAAGAACGGACTGATCTAGCTGTGTGATAGACTTCGGATTGCTACAAACCTCACGACTAATCGGGTGAATGCTGCTATAAGTGCCTTTGGAAGAAACTTCCATTGCCCAGATGCCATCGGTGGAGAACGCCATCAAAGGGTATTGGCCAAACTGACCCTGTGAGAGCGCACGCGTGGTGGAGGCTATTCCCTGTATGGTTCCGATACCTACGGTATTGATGCCGTTTAATGGGAAATAGAAGGCATTATCGGACTCGGAGGTGTAAATCTTATTGCTCATATCGACTACATCATCTACAGAGTAATCGTAGGAGGTGACGATATAGGGCGTTATCTCTTCGGTGAAGTTGCCCATGTGCATAGCTCCATTCAACTCTTCGCATTCTTTTAGAGGAAAGGCATAGATAACATCGGCACTGGTACCGACCGTAGAACAGAAGAAAACCATCTTCTTAGCCCTGGAATCGGGATAGAACTTAACCAGATTGGCAAGCATGAATGGTTCTATGCGGTCGATTACATCTTCTTCTAAAATATTCTCTACATATTTTGTGCCGGATGTGGTATGAAGTTCTGTCACTATTTTCTTGATGATAAGATGGGAATTGAAATTGCCGCCTGAACGAAGGAAGTTGCCCTTCGGGAACATGACTTTTCGGCTGAAACCAGACATCAGATGTTCTTGCACTCCAAACAGATTGAGCCGATGGTTATAGACATAGCTACCCTTGGCAGTGAGGAAATTGTGTGTCTTGTAATCGTCCTGCATCTGCTCTTGGAGGGAAACTTGGTATACAGCAGCCTTATCTACAGGCAATTCCTTGTTTGCGACATTGGTAAGATTGTCTATTGGCAGGGAGCATATCTTGTAAAAGGCTGAAATGTTTTGCTCATTCGACTCGGAAGAATCACCATTGCCAGCAGAGCTGAGTTGGTTATTATAATCATCGTCAGACTTCTTAGGGAAGCGAACACTGACCATTCCATAGCTTTTGCCCTTGTTGCTAGTCCAATGATAATCTTGTACGTTATTACCATTTAGGACATAATTAGGCTGACACATTTCCAGAACGCTAATCTTGGCACTCGTATCGACATTGGTAACAGGAGGCGTGATAAAAATATCTATAGACTTGATAATATCCTTCCATCGCTTCAATTCGTCTATATCTCCTTGGAGCGCATAGGACAATGCGACATTGTGAGGAAGGTACATAAAGGTACACTTGGAGATACTGGCTTCGATAACGTTGTTCTTGGCATCTCTTCTGTTGAAAGTAGCGGAATCTTCCCAACCAACTTCCGCACCAGTAACGGTAAGATTTTTGTAGTTTTCGCTAGGGAAGCCAATGTTGGCGGAATAAACGGAATAGCTGTTTGGCACCTGAATAGGGATGAAAACAGGCGAGGAGTGCATAATCATGCTGCCATCGAACATGCGATAGCAATAGCGGATGAAGAAGGAGGCGTAAAAACGCCCTTGCTTGGCGATAAGATTGTTTGTTCGGTTGACCATGGCGTAGATGCTCTGGGTAATATCGGACTGCTTATCATCCTTGATATTGGCTACTTGGTCGCCCGAGGTGAAGGAATCGCCATTCACCTTGTTGAACACATCGCCACAGCTATAGGTGGTCTGTTGGAAAGCATCGTAGAAACCTTCCTTGCTACCTTTGGCATTAATTCCACCAAGTTCGTAATCTTCTGGCTTATTTCTTGGGTCGAAGAAAAAGCTAAGTTCTAGGAATGGAGGTTTCTTTCCCTTATAGCTGTAATTGGACGAGGACTGTCCATTGCTCTCCCACATGGCATAGTGGATGCCATCGGTAGCCACGATGATGAGGGTGTTGCCGATGGAGTCGATAGAGAGCACGGTGGATTCGTAGTCGAAGGACTTGATAGGTTTTTTTGAGACAAGAGATCCATCCTGTAGGAACCAGTAGATGGCTGATGAGGCTATGGCTATGAGATGGTGATAAGTACCTGTTTCGTGAACATACAATATCTTAGCCACCTCACCATTAACGGTGAGGGGCTGAGAGAGGGGTGTTCCTGTGACAATAGAAGGGCGCAATGCGCCATCATGCAGCTCTAGATTGCCGCAGAGGGATAGCGCACCGTTTTCTACTGCCATTTCATCAGGAGTGAGGCTGAGGCCTTTGTATCTAATTGATTGTTGCATATTTCTTAATGTTTAATATTTTACTATCTGCAATGCTCGCTGTCGGCCCTGTTGACGATAGCCAAAGCTGGACAACTGACGCCATCTACATCGAGATTTATTGTTTCATTTGCCGTAACCAGTTCTATCTGCTTAGTACCAGTCGGGATATTCGGTATATAGCTAAGCAAGAAACTGACGGTAGAAACATTACTGGCATGGAGCTGCCCCTTACGACCAGACAGTTTGATGCATACATCTTTAGCTTCTAACTCCGGTGTGGACTTGATTACATACATCTGCTTACTTGGCGTATAGAAACAGAAACAAATCTTATCACCCGGATGGAGATCCAGCAGTTTGCAAGGACTAGACCTTAGAGTGATACGCCCAGAGATATTAAGGGCAAGTCCTCGCTTCTGAACGCGAGGACGATTGAGAATAATGACATCATTTGTTAGCTTCATGATCTGCAGGTTTATGGAGCCAGAAACGGAAATAATCGTTTTCGGCATCCTGGTTTCGTACTTTGACGTATTCTCTGGTAACATAGAAATGCTTCTTGCTAAGAGTAGGGTTGAGGCCGTAATCGTTCAGCATCATAGCTGGCTCTACTCTGCCATCGAAGGAAATCTCATACCAGTAGCGGTGGAGAAAGAACCATGGACGAAGACGGACCTCCTGAATGGTGGTGTAATTACTCTTGTCTGCTCTGCATGGAACGATACTCCAGCTACCATCCTGCCAATGCTCTGTGGTCACTTCTCCACCTGGTGCCATTTCATGTTTCTTGATGATGGACTTCTGGATCTTGACGAGAAGGCAAACATCGGCAGTGAAGACCTTAGCCATCTTGCCATGGCAGAGCATTACGAAGCGTCCTTTCTTATCAGGAAGTAGGCTACGCTGTTTGCCTGGATTATTGATGACACAGACGGTGGAGAGGAACTTGTGGCGAGCCATGGAGAGAAAATCGGGTAGTTTCGCCTTGGCGTGCATGCGGTCGATGACCTTCTGGACCTTTTTGAAGTTTTTCTCTGCCTGAGTCTCATGGATAGTGACCGGAGATTGAGGTAACTGATCTTTTCCCTTTTGCTCACGAATCTTCTTAACGTTTTCACGAACCTGCTTCTTAGTAGGGACTTCTAGAAGATGACCGGTTTTCTTATCGAGTCTGTATCTTGGTTTTTGCTTTTCCATAATGAGTAGTCTTTAAATGTTGCCAGTGTTGAGGCAGATGATTTCAAAATGATGATTCTCGCAGATGTCGTTGCCGTTGGTCATGCTATGATTGAAGGAGCAAGGGATATGCTTGTTGTACAGATCGCACTGAAGACAATGATCAGGAACATCTTTCTGTTCTTTGCTACCAACTTCATTATCTATTGGCTTACTGGGTACAGCCCTGACAACACGACCGAAATGGTCATAGAGTTGACCGGGAACGATACAGGTAGCCTCACGGAGGGATGGGAGATTGTAACCCATCTGGCGGATAAACCAGAGGCGTAGGTAAATGATTAAACGTTTCAACTTTTTCATATATGATTGATGTTATATATTAATAATGTGGGTAAAGGTACGAGAAAAATGAGGATAAAAAGTGATAACTTGCGCAACTTCGGCCATAGTTGACCGAAATGCGCAAGATTACTACTTATTTTTCGGTCTTCTCATCCTTTTTCTCGACAGAAGATGATTTATGTTCGAAAACATCCATAATATTAGTCTCGTTGAGGCCTTTGACTTCGTAATCTATCATGGTTTTACCCATCACCTCGTCAATATAGCGGCGAGCACGTTCTAGACTCTTTGCCTGTACGAGATAGGTAACGTAGGAACGTTTCTCCTTTTCACTCTTCTCATCAATGGTAATGAAGGCAAGACGAGCCTTGAACCAGAGATCATCATCGCAGATGTCGGAGAAGAAGATTTCTCCATAGGCAGCTCTGTTGATGTTATCTACCCTCAGTTCACCAGAGACGTAGACTGCCATTTCTTCAATGATTTTTGCTTCTGCTTCGGTGAAAGAGAGCGCATCTACAGTGTAATGTTCCGTTGTCATTTTTTCGGAGCCATCTTCACGTGTTTTTTCGTATCTTACTTTGCACTCAAACCAGGTTGAGGAGCGAGAGCGTAGAGATTGAAAATTACCTGTGCCGATGATTTTTTCTGTTGCTTTGTTTACTTTGTCTGCAACATTTTGTGCAGACTCTTCTTTCTTTTCTGATTTTTTCATAATTCTTTGTTTTTTATTTGTTATACAATATTTTATTGATTTCTTCGTCTGAGAGAGGTTTTCCATCCTTGCCGATATACTTTTTCATTCGAAAGATCATTGTACCGGGTGTGGGATTTCGTAAGTAATCATTAAACATCACATTCGCCAGTTCTTCATCAGTGGACTGGAAGAGGCTATGAGGAGGGCATTTGTATGGACGTTCCATGACGTGGTACTGAATGGTGTAGCCTTGTTTGCGAAAGTCTTCTTCCTGAAAATGGATGAGTTGCTTATCAATCTTTGCTTCCTTCTCCTTGATGGTGTTAAAGAGAGTCTTCACCAGTTCTTTGTCAGGCTCAGGCTTCTTCTTCTCAGAGAAATACTGCTTAGTTGCCACCCGAAGTTCAGCTACCAGGATAAAGAAGTTCCCATTGTCAGTTTGCGGTACGTTTTTTGGTTCAACCTTCATGATGGTTTCGTCAACGCGCTTTTCCAGTTCAATGGATTGGCGTAGGACGCCTTTATCTCTGCGTGCCCAATACTGCTTTTCTAAAGTTCGCATGGAAGCTACTAGCTTACGAAATGCGAGGGCTGCCTGTTCACTCATATTACTTGATGCCTAATGTTTTCTTTATCTTATTGATGCGCTCCTGTTCTATAGGGAGGAGTTTGCCATGTTCGTCTAACCGGCAGAGGAGCCTGAGATTTGGCTTAATGGTAATCCACTTGTGAAGACCATCGTGCTCACGCTTTATCTGCCGAAGTTGGGCTTCTTGCAGTCTTTCGTGCAAATGCTGCTCATGACGAAGTTTACTGATTTCGTTCTGTATTCTGTCCATTGGCATATTCTTCTTCTGATGGGCATTTAATGTATAATGAATCCCATTGGTCTCTACCTACAAATTCAAGTGCTTTATCTACATCTTCAACACAAACAAAATCTAAGTCCATTTTGTTTGGCATATTGCTAATAAATGTATAGCCTCTAGCACATGATTGCATGTATTCCTTAAAATGCTTCTTCTCTTCTGGGGAGAGGTAGGAAGGACGATTGACAAGTCGCTCCTCAAAGAACTCAAATGCTTTCGCATTATCATCATTAATTTTCTTTGCGCTTGATTTGAATGCACGAATAGCTTCATCCATTTTCATTGAAGACTTATCTTTCTTCAAATTGAAATCTGCAAATTCTACCTTGAGCATTGATAGAGCTTCTTCCGTATCTTTCAAACGAGATATTTTTTTGTTGACAGTATCGGAAGCAGAAGCTAACACCTCTAGAGATCTTTCTAGATTGGCATCATTTTTTTTGATAGCCTCTCTGTATTTGATAAGTTCATCACGCTGCTCTTGAATAATTCGAATTAAACGCTTGTTTCTGTCATCGAAGCGAACTTTGAAGTTCTTGTCTCTTAACGTGCAAGAAATGATGCCTAGCGTGATAATGAAGACCACGCTGAGGCAGATAATTAATGTTATTGTTACTTCCATAATTGTAATTTTATTGTTCACACTTATTTCTTGTCTGGAAAATCCTCCAACAATTCAATACGAGTTCTTAAAATATCGTAGTAATGTCTCATTGCATGATATTGAGAAATAATGAATGCTGTCTGAACAGTTCCGCATTTTTCAACGACCTTGTCGTAATCATTCTTATTCATGAAAGCCTCGAGTTTATTAAAACGTTCTTTCAACTCCTTGAGCTCAATAATGAGACGGTCCTTAAAGTCTTCTGCTACCTGGTATGACTTTTCGAACACATCCTTAGGGGACCATGAATCGTAGGTACTGCCATCTGGGTTAGTGTACTGGACGTGATAGCCAGATCTCCACTCATGATTATCCTCGTTTTTACGAGCAAAACCTTTAGTCACTGCGGTTGCTTCATCCATAGGTGCAGCCATAACCTCTTTTGTACCGATGTACTTTTTCAATTTTGTTGTTTCCATAATTGTATTTTTATTGTTCACACTTTTGAATTATCTGTGCTAGAATACTTTCAACGCCCTTTGGTTTGAAGAAGCGATTGGCATTGAGGAGAGACAGGGCTTCTTTTGCATTCTTGTTGATCAATGGCAAACGACCTGCTTGATTCTTGTAACTTTTATAATCCGCTTCTAATTGTCGCTTATACGCCTTGCCTTTGTCTAGATAGGCTGCTTCAAGTGCTTCTTCCTTCTCCTTATATTCAGAAATGAGAGCTGCTTCCTTTTTGGCATACTTATCATTGAGAGACTTTTCCTTGTCATCCAACTTTTTCTCTTTTTCTTTATATTTCTGAACAGAGGATTCGTAACTTTCGCGTGAATCGTCTCGCTGCTTGATGCTACGGTTTATCTCGTCCTTCATTTTGTCTTCAACCTTCAAGCGCACATCTTCAAAGCCAAGGTAAGACTCAGAGGTCTCAACAGTGCGTCTTGGCTTATCATCTTGTGAATACAAAGGGTCTTTGTCAATGCCACGCATTCTACAAAATGCTTCACTGAATCTCTCGTACTCTATTTGCACTTCCTTGCGGATGATAACTCTGGAACCGTCTTTGAGGGAAGCGATGGTCTTATCCTTCTCTTTTACGGTCTCTTCTAATTCCTTTACTCGATTCTTCAAGGTTTCGAACTCTGAATAATCTACATTTACTACAGCCATAATTTTTATGATTTAAATTTAACTTTTATATATTTCAGCATTCTCTATTGGGATGTCGTACCATGGAAGAGAATAACCTTTATCTTTCATTTCTTCTGGCAATTGACAGCGATAATATTGACCATTGAAATTCAACCATACATCACTCACCTCCAAAATCGTACCTGCTGGAAGCTCTGGCTTCGGCTTAAACCATGGGCGTGGATATTTGGTCGTTTCGTGAACATCCTGAGCGCACTTTGTTGGTTTGATTATTTTTATCTTCATTACTTTTTCTTTGTTTTACGTTTGGTGTAATTAATGTTTTCTATCTGATTTTCGAAGAATGCGATACGTCTATTTAATCTTCGGAGGATAGCATTTCTGATGTAGAGGATTGTTTCTGCATCGAGATATTTGGTGATGTCTCCGTTTGTATCACTGCACATTCCCTGGATGAATATTTCAAACTTTACAGGGTTTTCTAGTATAGTCATGTCGTTTGATGCATCAACTTCTTGTACAAGATCTCTGACCTTGGTTAGCTCTTCGATGGAGTTGAAGTATCCGCGTACGGAGTCGATGGTGTTACGCATTTCTTCATATTCTTCCTTTGTCATACGCTTATATCTCCATTTCTGAGTTGATTTTCAATCCGTAAAGAAGGTGTTGAAGTTCGTGAACGAAGCTAACACTTGCCAAGTTGTTCATTTCTAAACTAACACACACTAAGAACTCATCATTCACTTTTGTATCTTTTTCTATATACAGATAAGCTCTTTTTGTTGGCAACTTATAACAATCATAACCATCATTCTTCCATCCGTTCTTTTCTAGGATGGAAGGAGTAAGAGGGATAGGAACAATATCCTTCACCCATGCACCACTATCACAAAATAGGAATCCATCATCTTTAATGGTTTTTCCTTTTAAGTTGGAAAGAGTGACGGAACCTTTCAGTTCTGTGAATGCATTTCCATCTTTCACTTTTGCATATTTATCAGCATTACTTTCTGTGACCTGGTAAACGATTCCCTTTTTGGTTCCGATAGGAATACCGTTTGTCATAACCAAATCACCTGGTATATAAATAGTCTTTTCCATATTCTTGCTTTGTTATTTTACATTTTTTTTATGGGACCAGCGATTGAATCGCTGGGAACAGGGGCTAAGTGGGGGGCAACTTCTATCGCTACCATTTCATGAATGCCATCCATATTTTTTGGTTCTTGATGGTGGTACGATGCCCGAATATCGGTTTGTAATCTTTAATTGCCTTTAGTACATCACCAACCTTTATCTGCTGTTCGTTCCACTTAAAAATGAGCGTTCCGTTTGTTTTCAGCACTCTCATGCCCTCGTGGATAGAATCATTGATGAATGCTTGCCAATTTTCGGGCAGTTTGCCATACTTCTTGCATAACCAGGAGTTCTGACCTACTTTTTGTAGATGAGGAGGGTCGAATACTACCATATTAAACGTTTCATCTTCGAATGGCAAGGCTGTGCAATCGGCTATCATATCTGGTTGCACGTCTAGTTTGCGTCCATCACATAATGTGTCGTGATACTCTCTTATGTCTGTGAAGAGAACATTTGGGTCATGTTTATCGAAATAGAACATTCGAGAGCCACAGCACATGTCTAAAATTCTTTTCTTCATATTGCTTCTTGTTTTAATTGTTCTTCTATTGCTTCCTGAGCAAGGATTTGCTGCCAGTTGGCTTCATGATAATTTCTTGCCTCCTGTTTTTCAGAGAGCTGCGGATCGCAGCCACCGAAACAATAGGTGTCCCATTTCTCATACTCCTTCATAGTATGTGGAGGCTTGGAGCCAGGAGTGGCTGGTATGTAATCCCTAGCGAACTCCTTGGGGGAAACTTTATCTATTGTTGAGGCTACTGGGTCGATGATTTCGTATTGAATAATACGGTTCTTTCTCTTTTTTGAAGAGCTGTAAATCGGTTTTACCCAACATATATTTCCTCTGTATTTAGACATGAGTCTAGAGAAATAATAGGGTTTCCATATTCTATTGTCCCGGAAAGCCCAGCAGACGCCTGTAGGGGAATCTTCGTTATAATTAGCACTATCTGACTTCCAGCAATGGTTGTAGCCGAGGTCGCTGATGTGGCTATGTACACAGAACTTGCACATCCTCATTTCCTCCTGATCAGCAACCGATGGCGTTGGCTGCATCAGGTTTTGTTTGATGTAATTGCCCATAGATGTATGATTTTAAAGTTCAACCTTTGCATCAGCTAATACCTTATAGAAATTGCAATATGGTGCGACTACGATTGTGATGTTCTCATCAATACGGAAGTATGCATAAACCTCGCTATCTTTTTTAGCTTTTGAAAGAAGTGTAATATGATCTTTACCCAGAAGCAATAAAGCATCAATTATAGCTTTTATATGAACATTATTAATAAAGAATCCTGCTAGTTCTATGACGGCATTATATTCTGGTTTATAACAATTCCTGACATTAAGCTTGAGAAAACCACGACCATTACAGATAGTGCAGTCAAAATCTTTATAATGGATATTTCCTTTCTTGTCTTGACACTCCCATTCTACATAGCCGGTACCATCACATTCGTCGCAATCTTCCATATCATATTCCTCATTTTTTACTTTCGGCAGAGAATCGTATGCTTTCTGTAGGCTTAAAAGAGGAATATTCAGTTCTTGCTCTGCTACTGGAGGAAATTTCATATCGAACTTTTCTGTTCTCTCATACTCACCTTGGCAAACTTCTGCATTGATGTAGATAGCCTTGTGGGAATCTGCAGCAAAAACCTTGTTGTCTTTGAGAAGAGGCATTGCAGAGAGGCTTCCTTTGCTGTAGAACAGTCCGAGTAGTTTCTGTTCGTCTACATTTTTATATCCTATCATAGTTCTTCCTCCTTGGTAGTTTTACGTTTCCATTCCCCACAGCATTCCCAGTGGAAGCGATGATGGCCGAAGCCGTTGCATGTTCCGCTGTACTTGCTGTTTGCTGTAGGCCGGAAAAACTTGCAGCTCTTGCAAGAGCGATTGCGGTGAGTGTAAACTAGATTGATGAATGTGCTGGCCATCATTACAAGGCACAGCATGATGATGATAAATCCGATTTCCATATTACTTCTTGTTTTTAATGATTTTGTTTAATACTTGCTTGTTGTGCTCTGTATCATCGATGCTCTGATGATAAGAACTTATTTCCTTAAGGAGGCCTAAATCAACTGACAGCATGTAATCATTGACTACTTTGATAAAGTCTTCCAGAGATCGACAGAGAGCGTATTTATAGCCAGCACACTGCCAGTAGTCCTGGAAACGTTTCTGATGAGCTGTCTGATTGTTTGTCTTGCCATACTTCAGTTCGATTCCCAAGCCATGAAATACTTCTGTACCCCTGTTTAAATATCCGTTTTTTCCATTCTTGTATGAAGGGAGAGCCAGGATGAGATCTGGAACGCCCGGCACAACTCCTGCTGCAGCGTTGATGGCTATCTTCTTGCCACTGGTAGCACCATCAGCCTCATTCTTGGGATGGAAGAGGAGAGAGGCATAAGCCGGGTACTGAAGGCGGAACCAGCGTACACAAGCTATCTGTAGCTGCCCTTCATGTTGCACCTTCTTCTGTTTGGTAGCAGATTTCTTGGTGTATTCTGAATAATTGCCGTTGAGGCGGTCGATTAATTCTTGTCTGTCCATAATCGTATGAATTAAATTGTTTGTTACTTGTATCTTAGTCCCTGATGATCGACTGGAGATAATTCTGAGTCTGATCATCCAAGTCGGCTAGTGACTGTTCTTCTTCTGCCACCGATGGATTCCAGACGATGCCCAGTTTGGCTAGAGTGCCATTCTTGTAGGCATCTTTCACCATCTTTGCCATGGAACCATTCGGGTTCTTCTTGGCGGCTTCTATCCAGCCTAGATACTTTTGCCGTAGGGCTTCGGTCTGTTCTTTCTCCAGTTCCTTCTTGCGCTCTTCTTTCATTCTCAGGCGAGCTTCTATTTCCTCGTTGGTCTCTTCGCGTTGAGGCTGTGGAGGAGAAGGCGGTGGAGAACTTGAATGCTGAGGCTTCTTCCCGGCTGAGGCTACAACTGTAGGATTGTCGAAGGTACCTTCCATCAGAGGCTCGTAATTCTTCGGATTGAAGAGCCAGTTGAAGGAGATATAGCATCCACCATCCTTGCGCCCTGAGAGAAGATCGGAGTTGAGAGCCTTGCGAAGCATCGGTTCTATATCCTCGAAGGAATAGTCTGAGATAAACTTTGCCACCATCTTCTTGCGATCGGGAGTCATCTTTGAGATTGCCTTGACCTGCGTGCCCAGAAAGAGGCGATTGAAGAGTCTTAGCACTTCCGAGAACTGAACTTCCGGATCCAGCGACTTTTTTTCTTTTTCTTTTTTTTGTGTGTGGGTGTGGGCTTTCTCCTTTCTTTGTTTGTTTTCTTTTATAGGGGGTTCGGGGGAAATGTTTTCTTTTATTTGTTTCTTTCCTCTTACATCTGTGCCCCTGATTGTGCCTCTATCTGTGCCCTTAACTTCGGCTGAATCTTCGGAATCACCTTTATTTAAAGGGGTTTCGGGATTGTTAATCTGTGCCCTAGACTGTGCCTTTTGGTGTGCCCCTTGTTTAGGGTGTGCCCTAGAGCGTGCCCCATCTTTGCCCTTAATCGTGCCCCTATCTGTGCCCTTGTTATCTTGAAGATACGCTGCACAATCTTGTGTATCAGTAACTTGCGAAGTTAAAATCTGTGCCCCTGATTGTGCCCCTATCTGTGCCCTAAAGAGTGCCCCATTCTGTGCCCCTAGTGGGTTTTGATAAGGTAGTATGCAGTGGGAGAGGGGATGCGAACTGTTAACATACACGATGGTTGAGGCTTTAGGGGAGCTGCATTTTGTGATGATTCGCTCCTGTATGAGAACATCGATGGCACAGCGGATAGACTTGACCGAGGTATGGAGCCGATCAGCGAGCAGACGTAAGGAGAGCGTAGCAGCGGAAGCCTCATTGTGGGTGGCAGACAGGAGCACGTAGATGAGCACCTGCACCACCACCGGCCTATGAAAGTAACGCCACTGCAGCAGCTCTGGAGTAAGAATGTAGCCATCTGTTTTCATTTGCTGTTTCTTTTATTTTGGAATATAGAATTTACTATCTTATTTCTTTTCTTCTGCCTCAATAGCCCGGAATATCTTGTAGGCCACCTGAGGGACCCATGCATTGCCGTAGGCCTTTATTGATTCTGCTCGCCATTTAGGGAAAGAAATGGTAAGGCGGTCCACATCAAAGGGAATCCCATCATTTCTTCTACATACAGGGGATTGAGTTGGAAAGTCTTTCCAGAAGTCTTCTTTTTGGAAGATGGAGAAGGTATCATTCCACTGATTGCCAATGCCGTAAGACTTTTTCCCATCTGAGAATTTGGGTTGAAGGTCTTTGTGAACTTTGTTGCTTCTGTGGCGCAAGGAGTCGGCAAGAGTCCTTGTATTGCGGCAAGAGCCAAGGTTGGACGTTCTGCAGCACCTGGAGAAGGACTTTTGTTTATTCTTCCACTTCCTTTGTCTGTTGCTGTTGGCGTAGGAAGGATATCTAGAGGCATGAACTCTGTTTTTCCTTTCATATTGCAGCGTTTCAGCCCCTGTGTCTGCACGGTGGGCAACAATCCAGATGCGTTCTCTTTTGTGTGGTGCTCCGACACTGCAAGCTGGAATATTAAGCGGTTGGACGGAATATCCTGCTGCTTCAAGTTCCTGGCAGATTTTTTCGAGTGTGAACCTGCTTTCCTCTCTGTATATGTAATTCTCTTCGAAGAGATCGTCTGTGCGTCCCACTTTAGTCTCTTGGCCGGGCTCCACCATAGTTCGGATTCCAGCAACGTTTTCACCAACGATCCAAGTGGGCTTAATCTCCCGAATCGCTCGTAGCATCTGTGGCCAGAGATAGCGGTTATCGTCTTCTCCCTTTCTTCTGCCGGCAACGCTAAAAGGCTGGCATTGGAATCCTCCGGTGAGAACATCGACTTTTCCCTGCCACTGATGGAAGTCTGTTTTGGTAATGTCTTCATAACTTTCTGAATTTGGGAACCAGTATTGGAGCACCTTGCGAGGGAACTCTTGTATCTCGCAATGGAAGAGGTTGTTCCATCCCATCATGGATGCCGCGACCTCAGCACCACCGATTCCGCTGAATAAACTAGCGTGATTCATATTGCTTACTTTTGTTTCTGTTGTGTTCAAGGAGCCACTGTAGATGAACAGTCTTGGAAGGATCACGGAAGAGGGATTTTGCCTTATCTATATCTGGATTCAGCATTATCTTCTTTTCTTTCTTTGCTGCTGCTCTTTTCTTCTGATAGTATCTGCGCTGGTACTCCTTCACCTTTTCGGGGTGATTCTGTCTCCAGCTCTTAGATTTTTCCAGCAATTTTTCTTTGTTGCGCTGATAGTATCTCTGATAATATCCAGTGCCATTGGCTCGTTTCTTGGCTGCATTTTCCCGATATAGCTTTTTCTTTTCGGGATGATCCTTGATGTATTTGCGAGAATAGGCGAGCATTTTATCACGATGCTTAAGATAGTATTCTCGCTGCCTGGCTAAGCGGTCTGACTTTGCTTTTTCTGATTCCATAATGATTGAAATTATATAAAACCACATTTCTGTTTACCTAGAATGGGATAGCTGTGAATGCCAGTTTCTCATTTCCTTCGTATGGAATGCATTGGGTAAAGTCACCTACGTGCCCAGTAGATAATAGCAAAGCGTTGTACTTGTATGGGGATTCACCTATACGTGTTTGTACGAAGATAGCTGGTCTCCATTTGTGTACACCTCTGTTACGTACCAGCACCTTGTCGAAAGGCTTGAACGATGGCTGTTCTTTGCTCTTTTCCCAGAGAGTGTAAGCCTCTTGGAACAAACTGGCTTCATCCTCTGTCGCTTCTCGCAGATCCTTGTTTGTACTTATGCGAAGGTCAAATGCCTGATCGGTAACGAAGTTCTCGGTCTCAATCTCATACTGATTGCCGAATGTCAATGTGTCTTGACTCTCGTTCTTGGCGATGAGTTCGCCTATGATGGTCAACTCGCCATCCTCGTCTTCTTCTTTGAAGACGTAGAGGTTGCCAAGTTCGAAGTCTGGCATTGTCTGTTTGTTGTTCTGTTCCATATTATTTATTTTAAATAGTTATTCACATGGCAGTTTCTCCTGATGCTCCACGTATCTTTTGTGCTTAAGGCAAAACTTGCCGTTGATGCAGTTACGCCCATCATGGCAGAGGAGGCACTTGCGAGCTGCATGGGTGCTCTTACTTCTGGAATCGCTCATAATAGTAAGTTACTATCTGATGCTCGGTAGGCTGAAAGCCATTACGAGTGGTAAGAGTATCTACTATCTCATCATAGGTGCTCTGAGGCATCTGTGAAATGAGGTTCTCATCATGAATGCCCTGTGAGAGTTTACTGAGGCAGAGCCATCCAAGGACTAGCCAGATGGCAATGCAGAAGATGATCTTAATTGTTTTCATAACTTTATCTTTTTATATTGTTTATATTAGCGGTAGGTAAAGGGAATCGAACCCCGTGCCCGGCTGCTTAGTCCTTCTTCGCAGTCTTTTTTGATAAACACCCAGAACTAAGTAATTTAAACGTTATAACTTGAACATCGCCCCCAATGGGCAAAGCAACTGTTACCTACCATAGTTTCGCATAATTTGTACTAATCAATATCAGCCTAAAAGTAAAATCTTATTTGGGACACAAATAGTCTTGAACTTTGGAGGCACAGGCTTCCAGCTCTGATACTTTGTATTCGTGGCGAGTAATCTTGCCATTACTGCCTCTTGCGAAATCCTTAACCTTTCCTTCACGTTTCCATCGTTCTACGTTTTTTCTTCCGTAGATGTCGTATGCCTTGGCTTGTGTGAGGAACGGACGTTTACCCACAGCCTTGCAGACTTCTTCTTTCACAACGTTGCGTATGGCTGACAGGAATGTATCAAAGGATAGCATCTTATCTGCAAACTGGATTTGTACTACTTCGTTCATGACTATTGTTTTTATTTTGTTCTTGTAACTGTGATGATCTCTTTCTCCCGGTTGATTTTGGTTCTGAACTTACGACAGTAAATTACACCTAATTCCGAGCAGGTTGTCTTGATCGTCCTCATTCTCTGAATGGGAAAACTGATTGATTTACCCAGCTCCAGTTCTCTGATCTGAGGTCTGAGTGGTACTTTTTCTTCTGACATATTGCTTGATTTTAATTATTATTTTACTAGTTTGAAATCGTAAACGAAAACGAGAGGATTGTTGTCCCAATGGAGGTGGAGTTTGCAGCTAAGCATCTTGTATGCTTCGATAGGAGTTCTGTACCACCATTTCTTCGTAAAATCATCATTTGTGGCATCGTATGAATAAGCATCGTCAATACCATCGATGTGGCTACAGAAGATTCCTTCCTTCATGCAGTCATCGGTGCTGATGTAGTGTAGTCTTTCACACCGAATGTCAGTTATCTTGATTTGATGAGGCATCAAACTCGACTTCACAAACATCTTGTTTAACCATCCTATGGAAAGCCCTGGCATTTTATTGTTAAACGGAATATCGCTGTATCTTTGGGCTACTGCTACGACTTCACCTATTTTATAAGTGGACTTTGCCACAATCTCATTGCCATCATAGATGGCGAGCTTGCCTTTGTCTTTTCCTTCCGTACAGAAACCGCAGCTACGGATATGCTTGAAAGGCTTTTCGTAAGCGATTCTTCTGGTTTGAGTCTTGCGACCATCTAGAACAGCTTCGGTGAGACCGTACTGGTCATTGAACATTATCTTTTTCATACGCTTTGTTTCGTTTGTTGTTTCAAAACATTATTCTGAATGGTTTGCCTTTCAAAGACGGTCTCTTATCGAGAACAAACTTTAATAACGCCTCGTATCTAATTGCGAACAATGGACAATACATGTATTTCAGTGTGCATACAAATCTGTTATTGAGCATAATATCGAGGAATAGAGCTTTATCTTTTTTCATCTTGTGCCTCCTTCCTATATGGTAGGAACTAAGTCCTTGATGTAAGCCCAGTAAGCGAAGCGGAATTGCTTGCGGATGATTACGTTCCATTTCATCTTATTGCTAATGTTGAAAGCATCACCAATCTTATGCAACTTGCATTTTTCAAAGTCTATAAGAACCGGATGAGTGAAGTCTTTGGAAACACCAATGATAAAGGTGTGCAAATTTTCCGGAACTTCCTTTGCTTTATGCCATGATTGGCTGAGGCTGATGTATTCCACCTCATTTTCTAAACACCAAGGGTACAAATCTTTCGGCTTCTTGTTCTTGTGCCCAATCCAATATTCTTCATATGAAACATTTCCTACGGACATTAAGCCTGAGTCGTGTATCAAAGAATTTGTTTGAACCCATAACCTTTTAGGCGCATCGGGAACTTTTTTATCTTCATTCTTCATTTTTCTTCAAATTTATTTGGTACTTATTTATTTATTTACTAACTTTACGCTGCAAAAGTAATAAAAATAAATTGAACCGCAATAAGAATGTATTGTATTTTAAGAAATATACAATGTATTTATATTGCCTTAACACTATTTAGATATGAAAGTGCAATATTTTAAGATTAATATCGGACTTGCGATAGAGCAGCGTATTAATGAATTGGGTATTTCAAAGTCTGAATTTGGTCGAAGGATAGGCTTAGCTAGTCAAAACGTTAAGAAATTCCTCGAAAGAGAGTCTATTGACTCAAGTAAACTTGTAGAGGTCTGTCAAGCTCTAGACTACGATTTCTTTTCTTTGTATGTCGGCAAAACATGTGAGGGCAATACTTCTTTATTGAATGTGAATAGATTAAAGACAATTATTTTGGATAAAGGTTTATCTAATATAAGTTTTGCTTCTTCTATAGGCTTGTCAAGAAATGAACTTGATGCAGTTTTGACCGGAAGTGATTTGTCTTTAGGACTTGTTGAAAAAATGGCAGAGGTATTGGGAGTCAAACCTGCTGAATTGATAAATGGCGCATCTGCTACAGCTGAGGCTGCAGCAAAGGGTGATCAAGCTATGTATGAAGAGTTGATTGCTTTAAGAGCAGAGAATAAGGTGCTGAGGGAGATCCAGGGCCTTTCGGCAAAAAATCAGGTACATGTAGGATAA